CGCGTCCCCGGCGTGTACAAAGTCTTCGCAATCGGCACAGTTCACGACGTGACAATTATGGCGCGCATCGATCAAGATGGTGGCGTCTACGTCAAACACGTCGCCTGGTAAGACAAACCAATTTAGCAACCTATATGGTTGCGACCGAACGCACAATAGCGCTCGGATTTTTTTATAACATTTATACACCACTTTGTTTTTTCTACCAGCAGACACTTTAAACTAAGAAAGGAGTGAGGATATGAAAATCACATATCTCAAACTCAAGAACTTTGCGGCAATAGATGTAACTTTACACACAAAACGTCTGGAAATCGATTTCTCTAAAATGGTTAATCCGATACTGCTGTTTATCGGTCCAATCGGCTCGTGCAAAACTTATATTCTCAGTCAACTGCAACCATTTGCATATATGGGAAATGTGGATTTGCGACACGGTGAAGATATGATTATCTCCGGTAAAGATGGTGAGAAAGAAATCCATTACCTTAAGTCAAACGGAGATGTATACGTCATTCGTCATTATTACATTGCCAAAAAAAGTGGAAGACAGATTCGCTCTTATATAGAGAAGAATGGAATCGAGATGAATACATCTGGATTAGTTACTAGCTTTAACGAGTTGGTAGAGATTGAATTCGGAATCGACATCGGATTTTTGAAAATATTGCGTCTTGGTTCAAATGTGAATAATCTCGTCAGATTAGGTCATACAAACCGAAAAGAATTCGCGGTTAAACTTCTTAGCGAGATTGATGAATATATTCGTGACTATAAGAACGCAGTTGCGTCTTCGAGAGAGTGTAATTCCGAGCTAGCAATCATTGTGGATAAACTGAAGAAGTTTGGAGATGAATCTGCTGAAACTCGTTACAAAGAAGAACTCTGGAATATCGAACAACGTCTCGAGAAGTTGAAGCAAGATGTCGAAGAAGCCAACCGAAATTTGTATACTGCTAAGGGAAAAATTGAAACCCAAGTGAATTCAAGTGTCGAATCATTGAGAGAACTCATAATCAACTTGAACCAAACACGCTCAGGAATTATCTCTGAATTGATGAATATGTCGAGAGAAATTGAAAACATTCGGAGTGTGTTCGTTATTGTGGATGATCAGCAATCTTATATCGATGAGTTGAATTCAGAGAAAAACGAAAACGAACGTGAACTCGCTCGAATTATCGGAAAGATAGAAGTAATCTCACAATCGCTTGAAACAAATCAAAATTCGTTAACCGATTTAGACAATCAAGTTCGTTCTATTCAAGAAATCGATGACGAAACCAGTATTCGAGCAGAATTAAAAGAGGCTCTCAAGTTCGATAACCAGTATAAGAAATACTACGAGAACTTCAATCCGAAATGTACAAGAGATGATATTCTGGAAGATATTGCGTTGATGCAAACCATCCGTGATATGATTCTTTCTGTTAGAGAACTTTCTTCTTCTGCAAGAGAAATGTATTTCAAGGGGTATCAAAAGAAAAAGAACCCGAGAGATTATTGTGTTGCGAAACTGATTAAGTTGAAAACGGAGCTTAGTTTATGCAGTATAGATAAAGCACATTCCGAAGTCAAAATGATTCCCCCTATCGGATGTAATCAAACTGAAATCTGTCCGTTTTTCAATGCTCTCAGAGAAAAAGAGTTTCGTTCAATCCACGACATTAAAAAAGATATTGATGTTGGAAATGAAGCTCTTAAAGTTTGTGACGCCATGTCGCATATCAAATCGGTGTTAGATGCCAGGCGAAAAATCTTTCCGTATAACGTCGAATTTGCAAATGTGATACTCGATACAATGGAAGGTTCGATGAAATTTTTCGACTTCGACGAAGTCGGTCAAATGGTTACGTTCCTTGAAAAGTTCGAAGAATGGAAAGAAACTCGAGAAAGAATTCAGAAGTATGAGTCTCAGCTCGAAATTATTCAGCAGCGAAAAGAATCAGCGGATAAATCTGTTATCGATAGGCGAAATGAACTCATTATCCAAATCTCTAATATGGAAAAAACTCTTAACGATCTTCACAAGAAAAAGAAACATCTGAAGAAAGATATAGAGATTTGCGAAGAGATTATCGATGACGCGAAACATTTCTTTGAATTATTGCGCCGAAAAGAAGAATATTCCAAATCTTTGAAAGAAGTCGATAACGAGCTGAAAGTATTAGATTCGAAGATTACACTACTTAACGAATTTGATACTTACGTGGTTTCGACTAACCGAAACATCGAACAGATGAAAGCGCAGATTAAAGAACTTGAGCAGTTACATTTCCAAACAAAAGTCAAGTTAATGGAATATATTCAGCTTAGAGAGCAAAAAGAAGCATTAACTGCCAAGTATAATGAGGTTGAGTTAGTGAAGAATGCGGTCTCCAGTAATCGAGGAATTCCGTTGCTCTATCTTAATGCTCATTTTGGAAGAGCCAGAAATATTGCTAATCGAATCATATCCGAGGTCTGCGGTGATGCAATTCAACTTGAACGCATTATAATAGACGATAAAGAATTCCGCATTCCATATACGAAAAACGGAATCGTCATATCAGATGCAATTCAAGCGTCACAGGGAGAAACTTCAGTAATCTCAATGGCATTATCATTTGCGTTAATCGAAGAGTTCATCGGAACGGACGGCTATAACATACTTCTGTTGGACGAAGTAGACGGACCACTCGACATCGACATCAAAGCTCACCTCTTGAGAATGTTGGAAAAACGAATGCAAGCAATGAATTGCGAACAATTGTTTATGATAACGCACAATCCACTGTTCGAGAATTATCCGGTAGACGTATTCGTAACTATCGAGCAAGATAATCAGCTTGATTCATATAAGAATATCAATAGAATAAATTGAGGTGAGTTTTATGGCTAAGACTTCATTCAGAGAAGCATTGGTCAAAGCAGAGGTGTACGTTGATGGTGTGTGGCTTCTTAAGAAATTCGAGGATATTGAACGTGGTGAGATATTCCGTACCTACAGCGATTACAAGAATAAAGTATTGAATAAAGATGCTGAAGGTCACTGGGCTTTCATGGCAGACAGAAAATCTCATACCGAAAATGGATTCACGTATCAAATCGACTGTCATCCGGTTGTAAATGTAGAATTGCCGTTGTAAACGCGTATCGTGGGAGCACTAATAATTAGTGCTCCCTTAATCCGCTTAATAATCGATAATCTCATAGATTCGTCCACGATTATCTTTAGCAACTCCAGTTTCGTCATTCCAAGTCATCTTAATTCTGGTTTTATCAGGAACTTCGTAATCCGGAACTTCAATGTCATCTTTATCGACCGCAACAAATTCAAATTCGTATTTCCCTGTAGATTCATCAGACCAGCGTCTCACTTTTATCTTGACACCACGAGATTCGTTTCTGATTAAACTATCTCCGGCACTTGACCTTCCATATATTGGATCGTCTTTATATTGCTCAGATAAACTACTCAAGTGTTCTTCCATATCTGGGTCAAAATCAACAGACATTCGTTCTTGTGAATCGATCTGACGAGTATTGCCATCTTTGTCAATAACCGGACCTGTATCGAAATCTTCTGTATATGATTCAACCGGAATCTCACGTTTTGCGTTTTCTTCAAGTCGATTAAATTCTTCTTCACTAATTGCTGTGGAACTTTGTAACACATTAGAGAATTCGCGAGTACTTTGACCAAACAAACTGCGAAGAGCCATTGCACCGAGAGATTCTTGGTCAAGTCCGTTTTCGTCAGAATCTTTACGTTTAGATTCCTCTTTAAACGCCAAATCATTAGCGATCTTCTTAAGGTCAGCAAGTTGTTTTATGATAGCCAACCTATGAGAGCTAGCCGATACTAATGCTGAAGCAAAATCTGTAGCAGTTTTACCCATAACACCACGAACAGATCCATTTTTAGCTAATGACATAAAAGCTTCACGAATCACTCGAGTATCATTGTCGGACTCTTTAAGCAAAGCTAACATCAACGCTTCTTCGGTCTTGAACATTGCCGAGTATTTCTTGACCAAATCTTTGTGTTTCTTGCGTCCTTTACCTTCACCATTCATAAATTTGTCTGGGTCAAATTCCATCTTCCCATCTTTCTTCTTCAAAGCTTTCTTTATGTCTTTAGCCATTTCCATAATGCCTTCGATTTCAGCATCGACACTTGCAGTAGAAGAAAAAGAATCTATTCCGCCAAGTAAATCATCAAGTTCATCAGCGACCGCTTTCTTCTTTTTCTTCTTTTTCTTTTCGTCTTTAACCCGTTTAGAAAGTCCAAGACTTAAATCTTCTTCAGGTTCTTCAACTGAACCGAACGGATTATCTTTAGACTTTTTCAATTCTTCAAGTTCAGCATCTATATTCATCGTTTATCGCCTCCTTTAGACATATTAAACTGGTGTCAATTATCTACGGAATTAAAGAACAACCCACCCAGACACAACTATTTAATCTGAATACAGTCAGGAGTTGAGATAAATGAAATTTTTAGGAGACTTAGACACGAGAGATATAATTCTTCTCGATGTCAAATACGTTAAACCTAGAGCAGGAGATGAAGACGATACCGACTATGCGATGTTGTTGTTTAAAAACGTTCGCACGGGTTTGAAATTCGTTCATAATATTCCAAACCCAAAAGTCGAAATCTTCTTCGTCAAACCAGAATACAGAGATTTTACTAACAATCTTACTGCCATAGAGAAAGATAAACTTTACTCAAAAACGGTGCCGTACAGAGATGTTTTAAAAGTCATCGCGGAAGAAGCTGGTGGTAAGTGGAAAGAATTTCGCAATCAGTGTATTCAACAACGAAACTTCAGAACGATGAATAACCTGTTTCATTATCCGTATAGTTTCGGAGCCGACTTGGATATATGCGATTTTTATCGTTGCTGGTGGACGATTCATTACTATCATCCGGAGACAAAAGTCGTTTTGAAAAAAGCGTTTCTGGATATCGAGAACGATGTTGTCGATTACATCGGAATGCCCGAAAAAGGTAGAGCCCCAGTTAACGCGGTAAGTGTTTGTGATGGCTACAATAAGAAGGTTCACACTTTCTGTTTACGCAATGCCGCCAGACCAAATCCGTTAATACAAGAATTCGAAGACGACATCGATAACTTCTACAAACTCTGTCACGAAACTTACGATGAAGAATTTCCGGGATTTGGATATCAGATTTATATGTTCGATGATGAACTGAAGATGTTGTATAAGCTCTTTGAAGTTCTTCGAATGATTGACCCGGATATGCTCGGAATCTGGAATATGGGATATGATGTTCAGAATCTTATAGCCAGAACTTATCAACTCGGAGGAGATGCTCATGAGTTATTTTGTGACCCGGAATTCAAGTTGGAAAAGCTTAACTATTGGGAAGATAAAAACACCGGCAAACCAGTTCTCAAGAAAGACTTTTTCGACGTGACTTCCAAGATAGTTTGGACGGATGCGATGTTGAATTACGGTAAGCTCAGAAAGAATCGTGCGCAACTTCGTTCGTCTAAACTCGATTACATTGCCAGAACCGAAATAGGAAGCGGAAAATTTGAATATAGCGGGAGTTATGATAAATTTCTTCCGTATACAGATTACCGCAAATTCATTCTCTATTCCATCAAAGACGTTCTTTTGTTATATGGAATCGAGAATAAAACCGAAGATATGGACGATGTATTATCGAGAGCAACGGTTAATGGTTCATCTTACAAAGAGATTTTCTCACAGACGAAATTCTTGAAGAATCGATTCTATATTGAGTGTATCAATCAAGGTTTTGTGGCTGGGAATAATTGTAATATGGATTATTCTAAACCGTACGGTGAAGATGATGATGACGACGAAAAGTTTGATGGTGCGGTTGTCGGAAATCCCGAATTGAACGAAAATGTCGGTGAAGTTCTTTTCGGTAATCCGAGCAAGTATGTGTTCAAGTACGTGATAGACATGGACTTTGCGGCGCTCTATCCGAACACAATAATCTCATTCAACATCAGCGCCAAAACAATGGTTGGTAAACTCCTTATAGATAACAAACATTACAACGGTAACGCGAGAGATGTCTACGAGGAGGATCCTAATCTCAAATTCGAATGTGGAAAAGAATACCTTGAGAACTATCTCACAAAAGACGTTATCCGTATGGGTATGAACTGGCATAATCTTCCGAGTGTAGAAGAAATGTTAGATGAACTTGACGAAATACATCCATGTTCAAAACATATCAAAATCGATAATCAATATAGTGATTTCGAAGAAGCTGTAATTGGAATGGAGTGATGTATATGGCTTCTTCCAACGAATATCGTGAAAGAAAACGAAAAGTCAAGCAGTTTATGGAATTGAATCAGGGGTTGAAGTTGATTTACAAACAATGGTTTATATTGGATACCGGTCACATAGTCGGTATTCCGGTATCTGATGCGGATAAGAAAGTCAAGATAAAATACATCCACGGCTATTATAAAACTGCAATCCTTAACACATTTCCCGAACTTAAAAACACTATCATGTCTTCACAATCAACATTCGAAGCGAGCAGAGATTTGAAGCATTACGATGAAATTGTCATCGAAGATAATATCGTCAGGGTTAAAAGTATCGATGAAGAGCCCAAGGATATCGGACGAGTTGCAAATGAATCCGATATAGTATCGGCGAAAAAGATGATGTCTATAGCGTCTTCCGATGTATTGACAGTATTGAAAGATGACGGACTTGAACGGTACGAATTCAGCGATTCTCAAATAGAACAACTCATAGATTATCAGCTGATAAAGCCGTGTTTTTTCGATGACGAATCTTATCAAATGTATCTCACAATTAGCGAGTTCCCGTTGTTAAAGAAATTCAAGAATCTTCGAGCATATACGAATCATTATTCTTCCGATGGAATCTGGTTCGATGTCGTGTTTGAAACATATCAGGGGAACGAATCTCATTTCTTGAAAAGAAGATTTTTGCGAATGTGATACAATACAAAGTGATAATGCGTTGTAATATCGTCATATAAGACATTAAGCATAAGACGAAAACCTGCGACATCTTTTAGTAAACAAAACGCATTAGAGGCAGGATTGACGATACCTGCCTCTTGTAACCGCTTTTCTACGCTTGAGACAGTTTACTAAAACCAGTAAAGGAGGGCTAATTGTGGCTAAACCGAGTGGTGGAATGAGTGAATCTGACGCTCAAGAACTTAAGACAATCAGTCAACGGTTTGCTGACTATTTCTCCGACATTTCAAGATCCACTGTTGGTTACTCACAAACTAATTCAACTGAACTTGATGCAAAACGCCAGAAGTTGAATAAAGTAATTAACCAGCAGTATGACGAAATGACTTCGTTCTCCGGACCAGACTTTTCGAAGTTCATAAATGATGCTTTAAAAGATCCATCCGGAAACGAAACTAATCTCGAGAAAATCATCAACGAAGATGCCACTACATTCAGCACATTCTTCTACGAAAGATACAAGAATATCAATAACAAATACGAAGACTTGCGAATGGTAACGGAACAGTTGTGTGAATTAGCTACGGCGGTTACTACATTGAGAGACAACGTTACTGCATCTGATGGTATACTTGCCGATGTTTCTAAAACTATTGCTATAGAAGGAATTTCTGAAGACCGACGTGAAGAGTTAAATGAAATAATTCGAGATATGGAGCAACAATATAATCTTGATGCAAAAATGCACGATACAATCATTCCAAATGTGTTAACTTATGGAGATTTCTTCGTATTTCATCAACCATACAATCGAATCTTTTCAAAATTTGAGTTGATGAGAAAATCGAATCCGATGTTGTATAAAGAAAGTTACACTGGTGCAACTTACGAATCAATCAGTAGACTTGCGGTAGTTAAAGAGACTACAGTAAACGGGAAACCAACTCAAAGAATTGAAGTAGAGGGAATTGACAAAGATGTTGATATAATATACGAAGCATTCGACGCAGCAATTCCATTAACTAATCAGCAAGATAGACGACAGATAACCAGAGCGAACATTAAACAATATCTTCTCGATAAATATGCTAATATCGAAGTAATAAACGATGGTGGAATGCCTCTGATGGAAGATGTGGAAATCTCATCATTAAGCGACCCAAATATCTTGAAGATGTTGGCGGCGCATAAACGCAAAGAATCGAAAGAGAAAAAAGAACAAACATTCCGAGATATGAAGGACATCGGTACTCCTGATAGCGTTGTTAATACTGCAGATATAAGTCAGGATGACGCTGTGTTGCCTGAATACAAAGATGTTTCAGGAATCTATATGAAACTCATGTCTCCATTGCGAACTGTTCCTGTATACATTCTTGATGAATGTATCGGGTATTACTTGCTGTATGAAACATATGGCACAATACGCAATAATATGCTTCAGAATAACCAACTTAACAGAACGAGTTTGGTTTTCCAACATGTGCGGAATAAAGACGCTGCAACTTCTATCGTAGATGTTATTGCAATGCGCATTATACAGAAAATTGATAATAAGTACGTCAAGAATAATCCGAAGTTCCGAGAACTTATGGTAAATGCGTTAATGTATGAAGACCTGTACCGTAGAGACTTCAAAGTTCAATTCGTCTCAGCAGAATACATGACCCATTTCAAAGTAAACGAAGATGTTGAAACTCATCTCGGGGTATCGATGCTTAGACGTTCTTTATTCTATGCGAAACTCTATATGACTACGCTCATATTCAAAGTTGTCAGCACAGTAACTCGTTCAAATGATACTCGTGTATTTTATGTGAAACAGTCGGGTATAGACCGAGATGTTCAAGCTCAAGTTCAGAGAGCAGCACGAGAATACAAAGAAAATCAAATTTCGTTTAATGATGTTGCATCTGTTAATACTCTTATGAGCAAAGCAGGTCATGCGAAAGACATGTTTGTAGCCACAGGTAAATCTGGAGAACGCCCACTTGAAATAGATATTGTATCTGGGCAACAAATCGATTTAAACACAGATTTCATCGAATTCTTACGCAAAAACATGATAAATGGAACCGATGTCCCCGCAGTTATTTTGGAATATAATGACTCTGCAGACTTTGCACGTTCTATTGATATGGGTCACATCAAATATGCCAGCAAGATTTGCTCAGTTCAGCGCGAACTTAGTAATCCTTGCACAGCATTCTATCGCGCATTAATTCACTTTGAACATCCTGAAGTTACCGAAGATGAACTGATGGCAATCACTTACAGATTCAACAGACCTAAATCTCTCGCAATTCAGAACGATGCAGATGTGTATAGTAATGCGGAACAAGCCGCAGCTTTTATGGTCAAGATAATCTGTGGAGAAAATACCGAGAAATACACGGATGAAGTCAAAGATAAAATGACTAATTATCTGATTGCTAATGTAATTCTCCCTGGAATGTATGATTGGGATGATTTGCAGAAAGTCGCAGATAATTTCATTACCAAAATTGGTCAAGATAAGAAGCAAGCTAAACTTGCTACAAATGGAGAAAACGATAACAACAATCCGTATTAAAAGCGGTCAAATGGGTATACCCGAGCTGGGTATACCCTTGTAATAACGTTTTTATTTCCGGTACGATTAATTTTTTTCTGCACCACTGGTGTATTCGTAGGTTTCCCAACCACGAGTAACAGATTGGTTATAATCGTTCATTGCGTCGAGATCCGAAGCCAAGTAACCAGACTGGAAGTTCAGATAATCTCTCAAGATTCTGTACTTCTGAAGCAATCTGTGGGCGATCTCGTTGATTTGCGGAGATTCGTAACGGTTCGCCGTGAACGGAATGTCGATTTGTACAACCGGATGAGTCCCGGACTCATAATTGAAGTGATCTTTCTTGACTTCAGTCGGGAACATGTTAGCGAACAGACACGCGTATTCAATAGCATCGTCGCGACCTGTCGGGTCGGTAGATACGTAGAACATTTCCATTGTATGGTTGCGTGCACTGAAGTGACATGTGTCAGAAATCCACCCATGATAATGAGCCAGACCGGTAAGCGGGTCAGAAATACCTGTGACCCAAGTATCAATGAACTCACGAACAGGTGAACCGGTAAGTTCATATATCTTAATTGTAACGGTATCGGTTTCGTCCTTAACGACGCCAGGAACTTTGAATTTGTTACCTGCGTAACCACCGGTAACTTCCTCAGTGTCCATCGTCGTATTGGCGATGCCGTCAATGCCGATGAAACCCATTTCGACGTAGTGTTTGAAACGCATTGCAAATTCTTTGTCTTTATCCGTCATAAACTTAGGGAGCTGTGTGATGAATATACGGACATAGTTTGTTCTAAGCGGGTCAAGCATGTCGATATTTTTATGAGTGACATCCAAACCACCCATAAACATGGAATATGATTTGAAGTCACGACGATTTCGCTTGAGATTCAGCATGATAGTCTTATCACCAGGCGTCGTCTCATTGTAGCTAATGGTATAATCAGTAGCCATGACTTAATTCCTCCCTTCTCAGATTATAATCGCGTTTAAGCACGCGGATTGATATTAATCTCAATGATGCTACGTTTAATAAGCGTATTGAAGATAATCGAGCACGTACAATGGAGAATCGAACGCAATTCTTCATATCTCGTCATGGAGAAAGTAATATTAATGTCGCGCAAATATGTGCCCTTCCAAGTACTGAAGAGTTCTTGCGCGTCTTCAGTATACAGCTTACGGTCAGAAGCTTCGCCAAAGTGGTAACGTTTCTGAGCACAGAGACGTTCAAGACGACGCTTGACTTGAAGCATGACATGGACATTATTTTCTTCAGAGAGGTCAGAGAGTTCTCTCTGGCTAGTTTGCTGTGTGCCACGGACGTATACATCTTCTGCAATGCATTCAATGTAATTCCAACGAGCTTTATAGAACTCTTCTTTAGTCTCGTGATCATCAGCATCAATTTCAGGATAGACGGAATTTTTGGTATAGCCAGACAACGTCGCATAATCTTCTGCTGCCATAGCGGTATACAAACCATTCTGTCTCCAGTGCATCGGAATCTTATATGCCAGCCACATAGTGACAGTGACAGGAATCTTCTTTCCGCTAACTGCATCGCGAGTGGTAAACATACCGGCATTCTTTGAGATGTAATAGGTATCGATATCGACCAGTTGATTCATGAAGGATTTAACCTGGTTAACCGTGGTTAAAAGACCACAATCGACATAACCCATCATATCGCCACGTTTGAGTACCAAAGCGATGAGTGATTTCTTGACGGAAAGAGGATAGTTAGCATCCAAGCAGACGTTACAAGGAGAACGAAGTTTGGAGAACACACGCGGGTCAATACCGCCGCTAAATGCGTCGTTGTAGAGCTGTTCCATCATTTTCTCTTTTTCAGACGGGTCTGCAGAATCGGAGAATGAACCGTCATCGCCAGCAGACATTTTAATGCCAGTGACGCTAAAGAGAGCAACTGAGGAAATACCATTGACCACTTCAATGTGCGGGTTAATTCCGTCATCGCGAGTTTTATCATAACCAAAAATGTCGAATGATTCAACCGTCAATTCAGTATCCGGATCAACGTTTTCTTTGTAGTAGTTGAAGAGATACTTGTGATAATCGGGCATAAATTCGACAGCAATACGCCGCGAACCATCACCTTCATAGTCGTTAACAACTTCGCTAATGTAAGACGTAACGTTGGTTTTCGGGTCGATAGCATCTTCTGTCAAAGCAAGTGCCGGGAAAGTTTCTTTCTGAACGGTACCAACTTCGGTAGAGATAAGAGCGAGCGTATAATTTTTATAACCATTTTCTCTATCAGAACTAGTGTCATGAGAGAGACGAACACGATAGTATTTGCCATATTCACCACGACCAAGCATACGGAAGCCAATATAAGGCAAACACATTTGCTCAGTATCGGGATCGGGTGTCAAATTCTTAAGTGTTTCCATATAAACGGGGAGCAAAGCAGCGTCACTAAGTCCTTCTTGTGCAAAGGGTTTAAATTCGACCTGAAGTTTCTTCGGGTCGTCTTCTGTTCCTTCACCAATGACTTTGAAATACACCGCATAAATAACGTTGGCATACGTCGCATCCGTAGGCATAACACGCATTTCCCAGCACATCGCATTACCAGAAGAAAGCGCGGTATAAGGGATGTAACCAGCCTGACCATATCTCTTATAGTCAGGATAGCCATATTCTTCGACGTGAGCATACAAACTCCGCTTCTTCAGCAACTTATTGTCGTATCCTTTAGAAGATGCGAAAATAGTCAAAAGAGTAACCGATTCGGTATTTATGGACTCAGTGTCTTGGACCACAGTGTTATCAAAGATAAACGTAGTTTCCGACGGATGTTGCCAATCAGGAATCAGTTGCCCAATAGGTGTTGCAGCCATGGTTTTTTCCTCCTTTGGTTTATTTTACACTAATGTTTTAACAAAAGAGGCGTCTGCGCTCAATACTTGATTATGGGCTCTATTGGAGAATCAGTTTGTTTGCGTCCACTCTTGCTGATGTTTAATCCGTTAGTGACCATAGTATCGAAATCTTCAAACGTAAATCCGGAGAAAGTTGATGAATATTTTGTAAGGGTTCTTGCAGATGCTGGTGTATAATCATACATCGAAATTTTCGGATTCTTTCCGGCTTTAATGCCGAATCTGAATGCCGGATTCTTTTTATCTCGATATTTCTCAGCAAGAATCATTTCGCGTGAAGATGACGGAACATCAGACATTGTGACACCGTTGAGTTTCATATTAGCTGTCCAAATTCCAAAGAGCTTATCATAGGGAATAGTTCTTGGAATTTTCCCACCCTCAATCAGATTCATGAATCCTTCGACAGCTTTCGATTTCTGTATGATATATTTATCAGTGAACGGTTCACCTTTTAAAAATTTCATCACGTGATATTTCTGCACTCCAACTTCTTTAATCAGTTCTATATCTCTAATTTCAGACGAACTCGGATAAAGATTGATGTTTGTCGGGAGATTTAATGTCTCAAGTTTCCCGATACGTTTAGTTGCATCAGAATCACTAAAGAATTCCACGTTGAACAATCCCAATGCTTCGAAATGTTCTCCGCCATAATCCTGAGCAATATCCATTTCAAAATAATCCATAGGTATGTAAGCTAACATAGATGCAGCACCAAAGAGGATTATCTTTTCCCCTTCTGTTTTGAAAAATGAAGCCATTTGTAAATATCTCCTTTCTAAAAGCGTTATTAAAGGTAAGGAATGTAATCAAGCATATCCTTACCTCGTTGTCTCAATGGTCAATCACTAAATCCATAACTTCTTGAAGATTTTTAACGAATTCTTTAGAACTTTCCGGGCGTTCAGATTCGTCTCTGAATAAGAATCCGAGTTGCGTAACGACTTCTCCAATAGTTATCATCCAAAACTTATCGAATTTCCCACAATTTGCTTTAATGAATCTGAAGATGATAAACATGAAAAGGTTATTGAATTTTTCACCGTATTTGTCGGGGAATAAACGTTTCTCCAAATCGTAGAACTTTATGAGCGAAAGGTGATAATTGTATTTAGAGAATTTGCTGGCTAATACCGCCGTAGCTTTACGCGCAGTTTCGACAAAATTATTGCGGTAACCGTAACGTAATGAATCTGCGTTTCCTTTGCGAGAAATTAATTCGCGGATTTCTTTCTTAAGAAATTCAAGATCAATTCCGCGATTATCCGCGTCCAAAATTTTCTGGAGCTGTTCACGCAGTTGGTCACTGATGTCATCACGTTTAAGCGACTCTTTAATCCAATCGCGATAGTAATCGGCGAACGCGGAATATTGTTTGATTCTGGCAGATTCGGCTTCACCAATTGCTTCATCAAGTTCTTTATAGAGTTTATTGAGAGTCTCTTTAGATTCTTTTTCGATTATCTCAAACTTAGCAGTCTCTTCCTTAATGGATTTGAGATAAATCAAATAATCTCGATGCATCTCACGAACTTTTTTAATTTCTGTATCAGGATCATTGGTAAAATGAATCATTCCGCCGTCTTCAAAAGTATAGATGGATTTGACCTTTTCCCAGTCCGCATCTTTTTCCATATCGAGATTGATCAAAGCGTCTTTATCAAGTGCGACCGCTCTGGCTTCAAGAAGACTGATCCTGTCATCCGGTATCATGCTCTTAACTTGTTCAATAGCATGTTCTTTGACTGCAGAAATTTCGTTGAGCTTGTTCTTGATTTGCATAATATCGTGAATCGCAACGAATTTTTTGTCCGAAGTCATCAGATCATATACTTCTTGCTGTTCTGGTGTAAGATGTATTTCTGACTGTAACGAATTGGAAATGGTCGTTTCGGGAACATCTTCTTTAGAGGTTTCAGTTACGACGACGGGTTCATCTTCAGTAGTTTTGACCTCTTCATCAATCTGATTGTCCATCAACCTTTCCTCCTTTTATGTGCTGCCTTAACAATCCCGTTTTCAATCTTCGAAACTATCTCATCGTATATCGTATCTTGATATGAGAATAAAGGCGCAAAATATAACTCCTGAAAATTGCCGCTAATGATAGCATTATCCAGTAAGTATTGAATCATTGCATTATTGAATAACTCCAAGTCGATATATTGAATCATTTCATCCATGGAGTTATTAATCGATTTAACATATCGCAATACATTTTGAATATTAGCCAAGAACATTGAAAGATTCTCGTCTTCTAACTTAGTTCTTGTTTCTACGGTTACAACGTCTTTCTTGCTCTTCAAATATTCCAGAGATTCAGCTATTTGGTCTTCGTGCTCCAAAATATAGTTGAGCATCATATTCTTGATATTCTTTTTTCGTTTAAGGACGAAAAAGCTATACATTGCTGAGCAAATGTCATCAATCAAGTCAACTCTTTTATCCGCTATTGTATCGAGATCACAATCCAAATGAAACTTATCGCTTATCAATTCAATTACGTCTATATAGAACTTGATTCGTTCTTCGTTGACTCGCTTCATGACATCATCACTATAATCGTCTTCTTCAAGAGCTTCTTCACATTGTTCGTTAAACGCTTCAACAAAGTCATTGCTGGATTCAAACGGATTTTCTATTTGCATTCGAATATCTTCTTGAATCAGCGATGTGTGAAGATCCTGTATCTGAGGAATCAGAACCAATTCAGAATCCAAATCCTCAGTATCATACATAGACGACATAGATGCGCAACTCCTTTCTTCGTAATTTAGATTGATGTGAAAAAACGGCTAAAAAGTTAGCGAAAATCATCAGATTCGCTAACTTTATAATCAGTGATTTAAATCATCGAGCCATGTTAAATCTTGACGTTCAAACTGGATTCCGGTATCCGGATCTGTGTCATAATCAATATTTCTACTGACAGCACCAGAATCGTTTTTCGTTACCATCATTTGAGAACGCTGCCTCATAAACAATCTGCGCAGCTCGTTATCATATTCTTCAGAAGTTTGCATATCTTTAACTCCGGAGAAATATTCGCGAACATCTTCTGGAAGTTCATCGAAATATTCTTGACGAGTTTTAGGTCTTTCCGGTTCAGGTGCTACATCTCCTCTGGTAAATCCATAACGGTCAAGATTAGAACCGAATGTCAATGTGTATAAGCAAATGAGATAACTCATAATTGAGTCATCATGTGCTCCATTGACAGCTTGAATTTTCCCTGAAGGCATTCTGACCAACGAGTTTAAATCTGCGATGATATTTCTAGTAACGAAATCTGTTTTGTATTCTTTGACGCGTTCAAATAAGAGATTTATCATTGTTTCTCTAGTTTTCGGATTTGTATTTAATCCAAACGTTCTGGCGTTTTTCGCTTCAAGTATCGCAAACCCTTTAGCATCCATTTTCTGAGTAGCTTCGGGAATGAAATACTTATTATTATCGAAATACAGATTTGGACTAATCGGTGTCAACCGAAGATCGTCAATAACCGAACTTCCCATATTGTTATTCTCGATTACCAATATAGACTTCGGAATATAAGTCATTATCAGAGAAATCAAGAATGATTTAAGTTTGCTGGTAGTAGTTATGTTAGACTTGAATTCTGCTACGGGCCTGATGGAATATGGATCTAATACAGTAATTGCAGAATTATCTCCATAACGTCCAGCAGCAACGTCGACACCAACTATATACGGAATGTTCTTATTGAGAGATTCGTATACATAAAGTGGATAGACTTCTTGTATGTAGATTTCCTCAATGGGTTCTCTTTGATGATTACCAATTTCTTCCAAATCTTCTGGTTCAAATGGAGAAAGCGACGAACCTCTGATACGTTTAAGAAGAATTTCTCTACGTATCTTCGTCTTATTATTAGATACCTTAGCACAAGTCTCAATGAACCATTTTTCATCTTTACCGAGTTGCTTATAGCTAAACTCAATGTAAACAATATTAACTGGCGAATTTATTGAGATGACTTCTTTGACTTCTTTGACATCTCTGTCATAGAAACCTTCTGAAAATCGAATCATTTGTCTTCGTAGATCGTTTGTACTAATGACCGGTTGAGAGTCAAGGTTTCCAGGCGTACTCAGCATGATGCGACAATGTGGAGCTCCATTTGCCTCAGCATTACGTGCAGCGGTTCCATATGCTGGCCCGGCACTGTCAAGAATTACGCCGATGTGTTTAGTAAACTCAACCTCATCGAACATTTGTATGGCTTGTGTGAGACCGCGACCGCAACGGTCAGCGGCATCTTCACTTGCTCCGCCAGTAGCAGTAGTTATTCTATTACCATTGTTTGGGTTCATTAGATACGTCAAGTTATCGCCTTTAGCAGTCTTCTTCTCTCCATCTTCATTCAGCACAATTTTGCATTGCATATATAAAGGCAATAAATCCCTCAAATCTTTAAGTTTCTTTAGATTCTCTTTACTACCCGGGCTATCCTTACAAAGTAACATCATCTTAGTATTAGATGAGAAGATGTAGGTCCAAAGTATTTCTTCTAAAGAACCTATAGTCTTACCTATCTGACGAGGAAGAACTTGATAATGGTCTATGTTATTGATGAAACACCAAGTGGAAGCAAGATTCCCGCGATTAAGTTGATATCGCATTCCTGCTCCGGGACCGACAGCACCACCCTCGACGGGAACCCTTGCAACAACTCGCAAGAAATACCAGATGTTCCGTTTACATTCCACAAGGACTCTCTTAACTTCATTTGGTGTTAAAGCGGGAGAATAAGGGTCAACGTTCAAAAGATTCGCATCGTACAGTTTAAGCATAAACTGGTAGTTGCGAATTCCAAGTACCGACAAATCTTTTGCGGTGCGAAGAAACGAGAGATTGTCGGTGAATGAGTCTATAATATACAACATACGTGTCGATTTCTCTACGTACTGTTTATACTTATGACAATTGACCGTTACAATCCCTCTATACACATCCCCATTAGTGAGAATGTTAGTGTAAAATTTTCGCCCATGTTCTTCAGTATTCATTAACCTTCGTATCCTTTTGGATAACCAATAATTAATGAAACTTTCGAGTCGTCTACTTGGCGTTTGATGATTTCTTCACGTATTGCATCAAGTTGTTTCTTTTGGTCAAGTAACTGTGCTTTGCTCATTTTGACCTTTTTCATCTTCTCTTTATCGCCACTTTCCAATATGGAGAGAGAAGCATCAACAACTTCGAGTTTAGAGTGAAGATTATCAAGTACAAACATTTTGTCATCCGCGTTCTGAACCTTTTGACCCTGCACACGAATCATATCAATCTCCCTCTGACTGATTCGTTTCATATTTCCAATGTTATCAATTAAATCAAATAAACCTTCTTTGATAGCTTGGTCGACTTGTGCAGTAATTTTCTTATTAGCGGCAGCCTTATATTGCTTCATTCGAAATTCGATTGCTTTGTTATTCTTCGCAAACATCTCCTGAACATGTGGAACCGCACTTTCTTTCGTAATGATTTGTTTGCGATTATAGTCTCCAATATTCATCATAATACCGGAAATGATATTTTTGACATACGGACTGATTTCAATTCGCAAAAGTTTGTCCATTGCTTCACTAAGCATTCTTGTAGAAAATTTCATTTCTTCCACACATGCAAAGAACCAATTTACCGCCTGAGTAATATCCTCATCCATCCGTTTAATCGGAACATCGACTTGGCTATTACCAACAGCAACTATCATCTTCCGAACCATGTTATTATAAATCGTCATAAGATGTCCACTGGTATTTCTAGTGAGACAAGAACCTTCTAAGAAATTGCGATTGTGGTACGGATAACTCTTGAATCTACATGCTATGATTAACGGAATAATGAAAACTTTCTTGCATATAGAAGCTCTAACCAATTTCGTAGCCAGCAGAGATTTAGTATCAAGCAATGAGCTGAGGATATAGTTGGTTCTTTCAGCTATACGAAGATTAAAGACGACATTCTCGATATTGAAAAAAATCAAAGTGGTTATCTCCGCAGCGTTGAATCCAATATGATTGTCGTAGAAGATTCTGCTGTCTAAGTCAAGTTGCCATTCTGTGGTATTAAGCCAAACCTCTTTAAGAATCTTAGTGGTAGCAACTTCTTTTTCAAGTATTCTATCAGCGATGATATTGCAACTTCTTTCGCTCGGATAAACATTGCATCCGAAAAATTCACTTGAGCCACAATTATCCACAATGGTGATGTCAAAGCTTACTCCGAACATCCGTCGAAGCACAGTTCGCATACTGTTCAGATCTTCGGTAAGTTGTCCAATATAATACATCGGTTTAGGTTTCTGGTCTGCAGAATCAGAACCGACATTAAGTTGGATGTCTTGAATCAACCTGCACAGATAACGATAATCAGGATGGTCGATGATTATAGGATAGGCATTCGTGTCTAAGTTATAAAGACAAGAGCCTTGGAGTAACGTCGATCTATCGTTCATTTTTATCATTCCTTTCTCTTTACCCAAATAAAGACGCTATTAGGGACAAAGGGTTTATTTTAACCCTTTGTCCCGTAGAGCTCTTTTTCACGCACCTGTCCCCGTAGAGATTAAGGCACTAATATCAGCATATAGCATAACCTTGCATACGAATTTGAGCGTCATTACGAACTTCGTCGAAGTACATTTCAGATTGCAACGGCAAATACTCATAGTTGAGATAACGCTGAGCAACCATGACGTTCGGAATGAGAGGAGTGTTCATATTGCGATAGTTGTTTTCGATGAAGAAACTGTAATCGTATTTACGATACGTGATGAATTCCTGAGTGAGCGGATAACCAATCAGACGGAATCCTTTCGCAAAGGTTTCTTTCATCGTGGCGATGACATGAACGCGAGTGCCCGCGATTGTCGTAACACCAAATTTATAATCGAGTTTGACGCCACCGACTTTCGTACGTTCATCGACTACCCATTGAATATCCTGCAGATAGCTAATCATTGTCGGGTTTGCAACCATAACAACCATGATATTACTATTCTTAAGTTTCTGCACGAATTGGATAATATATTTCTCGAGGTAGTAACGAAGCTGAGTCGTACGCCATTCGGATTGCGGCAAGAGGTAACGGTCAGGTTTTTGGAGTTCAAACTTAATAGAATCCGCCAACTGAATCGTGTAACCCATGGGATTGCGGCTGCCGTTAACGTCTTCAACGGCAGTCTGGAAGCTATCTTCGAGGAACAGCTTCGTATTAGTATCTTTGAATTGATAGCAGGTGTCGGACAGTTTGCTGACAGTTTCAACCGTAACGTCGATATTACTGAGCATCTTTTCGTCGCGAATCTTTTCGACAGTGAGACCAGTATTCAATCTTTCCTGTTCAGGAATCGGAATCTGCTCATTTCTACGTTCGCGGTCAAGCTCAGTTCCGACATCGTTGTTAGCACTTGACAAATGACCGGTGAAATGAACTTTCTTTATCAAGCCGGCAGTACATGCAATCGAAACTTTACCAGAATAGAACTCAATCGTTCCGGTAATAGTATCAACGGTTGCAGTGTCGTTCTTTTTAATCAAAGAATTCTGACGAACTTCGCCAGTAAATGTTGCAGTTTGATAATGCGGTTTAATCTTCAAACCTTTAATGGTCAGATCTTTGAATCCAGACACATCAAAAGTTTTGCCGTCGATAGCGTCGTCTGCAGTTTTGGCGACAGGAACGGTCATGACAACTTGGTCAATCATAAGATCGTAACCAAGAACGTCACGAGTTGCAAGACTACCACCAGATTCTGTAAGAAGATTCAGTTCAGCAAAAGGCAACGCGGCGCCGTCAGCTTCAGGATAGAATTTATCTGAAATAGGCTTACCGACAGTTCCTTTCAGAACCTCTTTATATGTATCTTCATTCTCAGGATAGAAAATATCAGGCAGATAATATTTCTTACCTTCACGGTCTTTCAAGAAGTCTCTTTCATAACCGATATTGATAAGCATCTTATCCGCAGTCAATGTAGGAATAGCATCTTTGTACGCACTCTTAATGTACGCCTTTTTCATAAGCGGAAGAGTGAGAGCAACGATAGGTTCCAACTGACCGACAGTACTTGCTTCGTAAAGCGCTTGTCTGGTATTTTCAATGAGCTGATCCAACTTCTCGTTGTGAAGAGCCATATATCCCAAATCAAGATTATTCTCCGTATTAGCAGAAAGGTAGGAATACGTGGAAGATTCTGCCATCGGCTGATCTCCAAGCACATCGCTAAACATAATATCACGATAACTTTCAAAAGCTTGATCGTCCTGAAGAATGTTCTTAAAATCCTGAATCGGGCTATAATGAGTGGTGTCCCTAGCAGCTTCCATAGCCGCTTTTAAACCATCAGTGAACGATGTATCCACATTAGGTTGAAACAGACCTACAGCACCCTGTCTCGCTATAATGTCGTTTTGTTCGAACATTATAAGCACATCCTTTCTCTGTGAATTTTAACTACTTGTTGCTTATGACGGTTCTTCACCGTCGTCAGAGTCTTTCTCTGAAGTTTTCTTCGTTTTAGCCTTAGATTTAGAAGGCTTAGATTGTTTCTTCGTGGAATCAGTATTGTTTTCATTTGTGGTATTAGAAGATTTACTGTCACGATTCCTTTGATTGATTTCATTGACCTTCTGAAGTAATTCCAGATTTATATCAATTGCGATGACAAATCTTCTGTAGTTATATAGAGCAGTGGTGTAATCATCTTCATCAAACTTGAAAACCATATAATCACCAACGACATCTTCGAGTTTGCTAAAGTTATTGACCACTTGCATATCGATTTGTTTTTCTTCAAAAGAATTACGTTTCTTCTCGGTGATCTTATCCGCTGCATCTTTGATGAACGCTTGTAACTCACGGAAATCTTTTAGAAGATAGAATTTACGAAGTTTGTCTTCTTTAGATGAATCATCAGAGCTTCCTTCTTCAGAATCACTGCCTTCTTTATCATCGTCTCCTGAGTCTTCACCTTCACTATCGGCATCATCACCCATTGCGTCATCTGTGCCAGCCGAATAATCTGTGGTTTCTTCATTTCCACCACCAGAGTCATCAGCATTTTCTCCAGAGTCTTCATCGCCAGCGTCAGCAGTATCATTAGTCGGGTCGTCATCGCCATTATCAGAATAATCTGTAGGTTTATCATCTGTACCACCAGTATCCGTTCCGGCATCAGGTTTGTCTTCGCCAGTATCTTCATCATCTGGAACATCGGCGGTGTAATCTGTGGTTTCCTCATTATCATCACCGATCGTCTCGTCTTCCACAGTATAATCTGTGGAATCATCATCTTTGTTATCATTAGTTTTTGTATCCGCTCCAGCGTCAGGCTTTTTATCGTCGTCTTTATCAGTATCCTTGTCTTCTTCTTTGTCATCATCTTTGGGTTCTTCTTTGGAATAGTCAGTGGGTTTATCATCCTTAGCTTCCATAAGAATACTGTTGAAAAATGCTCTAAAACTCATATCTGTCACCTCTACTTATCAAGGTGAAGTTTGATTCTTCCGACCTCAGTCTCAAGAGATTTACGAATACGCATGAGTTTATATTTGTTTTCGTTATCACCTTTAGCTTCAGCATCTTTGATTTTCTCTTTACAAATTTCGAGTTCAGATTCCAAATCGTGTACTATTGCACTACGTTCATTACGGTCGATGTGTCTATCGTACGCCATTTTTCCTAAGAACGCGATAGCTGCAGCTGCAGGGTGAATTAATACAGCCAATCCACCATACGCAATACATTTCGCAATAATACGAACAAGTTTAAATCTGTACTTGCCTTGGATGATTTCTTCACGCTTATCATGACTGAGAGCATCTCTTGCGCCGTTGATGATCTTATTTACAGCATCATCAAGAGGTTCAGATGCGCGTTCAGCATTTTTAACCGGGCTTTCTTCAGGAAGAACATTACGAGCTGTATGAACAGCTTTTCGAACCACATCTTGTGCGGTTTGAGTTATTCCCTCGAGTGTTATTACAGGATAAGAATCTTTTCCGCCGATGACCAGTTTGCAATCGGTATAAGCAATTTTCCCATTAATATATTCAACAAGAGATTTCACTTTGGAATCGATTCCTGAAGTATTAGACGAATTGAGTTTCTCATAATCAAACCCGTATAATTGGTATTTGTCCGAAGAACCGTTATTGAAACTAATCTGATAACCATAACCAGAATGGTCTTCGAAAGCTTTCATCAGTTCTTTGTCTTTAGAAAGTGATTCCATCATGATACCGTTAGTGATGATATAAGCGGACTTACGTTTACCTGTATCAACTACAGGTTCGGTATCTGACGATTCTGTGACTGGAGTTTCTTTATCAAATCCAAATTTCTCGTAATAATCAACACTTTGAGTAGCTCCGTAAAGAAGTTGTTCAAATGTGCTGATCAGTGCGTTATCGAAATCGTCATCGGAACGGAAATCTTCTCTTTGCATGAGGGTAAATCTTACGAATGGATTAAGATTATTTCCCTCAGTGATAAATCGCATAGATTCTTTAGCAGCTTTATCCTTCTTGGAAGTCTCCGCCTCAGATTCTTTGAGTTTCTGAATATGAGCTTGAGTTTTAGCTCTGGACTTTTTCAAATTGGCAAGATATTTCTGTAAGTCTTCGGTATCTTTACCTTCCTTCTTACGTTTCTTGATCTCGTCTTCAGTCCAAAGAATTTCTCTCTCATAGATTTTATCATACTTTTCAGCATTCTTCATATCGACATTGTTTTGAACCGCAGTATCAATCATCTTAATGGGAATGCCGATGATAAACGGAGTTAATATAACGGAACCATTCACGATTACCTTACGGATTTTCCTGAATGTATCGTCCTCGTTTTTCAAGAGCTCTTCTTCATCTTTTTCGGTTAATCCAGCAGTAAGGTCTGCCATTTTATCAACAATCGGATTCTTCTGAGTGGACACAACGCCCTTTTCATATTTGGCATTAATTTTAGCTCGTCCATCTTTCAGCTTTTGACTTATAGAATCCGTTACTCGTTTGACGTGATGTTTGACCTTACCGACGCTACCTTTGAGGTCTTCCTTCAGAGCTCTGAACTCTTTTTCTGTCATAACAGAGAACCTCGCTTTCTATGGTAAAATCTTGGTTTATTTATAGCCTTGTTTTTTCGGTGATTTTCGCCCTTTCAAACAAAGGAATAAGATAACCAGTCAGGAAAGGACGTGGATAACAATGATTTCAGGTAAATTGAATCCTGTTGAAGCGTATGTGATCATGGAATCTGAAGGTCCTTGGACAAAACCGAATATAAAGCAGGTAGTCGACAGAGCGAATATGTTCTATGTTACGATAGATACAGTATTGCAAACTTTCAATACTTGGAATCGTAACAAAAGACAATATCTTCGTGAAGCGATGATACCCGCGTTGGAAGCTCCTCATCTTGTCGAACTTAGAGCAAAAAAAGCTTGGGTTGGTGAAAATGGTCACCCCCAAACTAATGACCCTATGAAAGTTCTCAATATTGATTTGACAAAAGTTTGCCATAAGGTTGACTCTTACAATATCAAAGGGAACACGTTGTATGGTCAGGTAACTACATTAAACGACAAACAATGGGGTCAACAGATGACAGGTCATATTCTTCAAGGCATGGAAGTTTCATTCTCTCTCAGAGCATTAGCTTCTATTACCAGAGTTGATGGAGGAAGAGGGATTGTAAAAACTCAACCTCATATTGTGTGTTACGATAGAGTATGTTTACCTAGCCATCCTGAAGCTTACCAAGATTCGACTGCACCTATCAAACTTAAGCAACCATCTCCAATCAATGTAGTTCAAGAAGATTGGACTTACAAGCTTTCAGAAAAAGAAGCGCAAAATTTGGTAATGGAATCCGCCGGAAAGTTCATGGGTGAAGAATCCAAAAGATTTAAGGACATCGTGAATATATTTGACGTATGCTATGAGACTATAAACGTTGCACCAGATGGTCGCTCGGTAATGATTAAAGACACCGAAACCGGTGACCGATTCAATATACTGATGGAAGATTACGTGTATAACCAAGTTTCTGATTTCTTCTCTAATCTTTCTAAACCAAGAAAGAGGTGGTAAATCATGGCAACATGGCGAGATAAAAACCATCTGTTGAGATTACTCAAAGGAGATTTAGGAATTGCGTCGCGTCCACTTCCATTCGATGATGAAGAGTTTTATCAACACATTATACTTGATAGAGCTCTACCAGAATTTTCCGCGTTAATGCCTTATATTGAAAAGATCATTATGGACATTTATACGGACGCAGTAGCAGATAGAGAAGACCCGGTTAACATAGATGGTGACAGTGTGACAATAAACACGCTGTTGAGAATTCCACCGGTTAAAGCTCAGAGAATATTAGGTGTGGCTTCTGTCAGACCTCATAATCGTCTCAGTAATCTATCGATGAGTAGTTCGTTCGAAGCTGTTGAATCATATCAAGATTTAGCTCAAGCACAAAGTCTTGCTGATTTGGCTTCTATATTGATCCCACCAATGACTTTTCAATATATCAAACCGGATAAAGTTCGTTTATACAACAATCACACTTATACTTCCAAGATAGAAGTAGAAGTCAAATACGAACATCATCCCGAATTGCACACTATTCCAATGAGCCAGAGAGGTTCATTCTATAAACTCGCTCTGTTATTTGCGAAATCATTTATGTATAATAACATGATTCATTATTCCGGATTCAGAACTGCATATGGTGAAGTTGATTTGAAAATCGATGACTGGTCTGGTGCTGAAGATGAACTTAATGATATGATTAAGGAATGGGAAGACCTTTATCATCTCGACCAACCAAACATATTCTGGATATAGAAATGAGCGCAATTGACATGACACTAAAAAACAAAAGGAGGAAATAACCATGGAATTCTTCAAAGGATTTGGTGGTGGAGAACCTATTATCTCTAAATCGGACTCCACTCTTATAACTGAAGCAGTTCTTCTTGAAGGATTGAGTTCGGAAGAAGCTGCATCCATTTGTGAAGATTCTCGTTTTACCGATGAACTGATTCGTGCTGACATCGTGACGGAAAAGACTATCATCAAATTGGATAAAAAGGCGAAACTTAAAGGTGCTACTCGCACCGCAGTTTATACCATCGCACGTCAACGTAAAGATCCTAAGTTTAAAAAGCTTTTGACGTTGTGGCGTATGGAATCTCAACTTGAAAAAGAGTTGTATAAGAAATACCATAATGAAGCGTTACTGAAGGCGAAAAAATCTCTGAGTGCTAAACCCACGAGTTCACTTCCTAGCGTCAGCAATCATGGTAAGAATTCTGCAGCTGTTAAAAATGCAATCAGTAAAGCTAAAGCGCAGCTTAAAACTCATTAAATACACCTCCGAAAAAAGACAAGTATAAGCCTTGGCTATCGCAGCCAGGGCTTGTATTTGCGCTTTTATTTCGAATATATATTATCACCTAGTAAATAAGGATATCTCGGTTAATATCAAAGATGGAGGTGACATATGAGCGATGAAATGAAGCACATTGATAAGCGAATTGTCAGAACCATAGCCAATTTTTCCTCGTTTAAATTGGAATTACACGTCTTGTTAACACAGCCGGACGGTAAACCTGGTGTGATTGATTGGGAACGTGAAGTAAATTCATTATGGACTGAACACAATTACTACATCGATGGTTCTACGTTCCTGGTAATAAAGAATACCTCGAAAAATTCCGATAAGGATATTGATTGGCGTAAACGTTCGCTCTACGTTACATCGAGAACTCAACATATATTCGTCAAAGCGTTCGACGATATGTTGAAAATTCTTTATGATGAAACCAATGACCCATTTTACCAAGAGCATGGACATCTCAAAACTTATACTCCGGAAGAAACCCAAATTGTATTTGTCGATAGTGTCGGTGACGATAATGTCTTCGAATTGAGACCGGCAGTTATTACCGATAAAGACAATGTGGAATATGAAGGTGCTGCGTTAAGCATCAATACATCTACAAATACTGGTGGATTAGTTTTGGATGAACTGGAGGCTATCAGAGACATTCTCTCTAAAATTGATCTGTTTCTATATTCTCAGAGTTTGCTGAACTTCTACTACCTGTACAAAAAGAAGGTAGAATCCGAGCATGTCGTGGTCAAAAACCAAGAGACTCGTACAACAAAAAAGAAGTTATTTAGCATACAGGATTTAGAAGAGTCTAATAATGGAGAAGAACGTATGACCAGCGTCGGAATGAAAACCGATGTGTTCATGGGTCTCGAAGGTGAAATAATATAAGGAGGTAATTTAATGGACTTGAACAGCGGAGACAGCTATTTTATCGTCATCGATGGTATATTCGTCGCCGTTGGAGGCGATGCTCAGAAACATTTCGAAGACGATACCCTTGAGAAAGACTACGCCTATGTACACGAAGGTCAGTGCTATATCTATGGTGGTAAACTCAAGGAAAAAATCAAGCACGGCTATTTCTACAAGAATTCTGGTAAACTGGTATTTGTACCGGCGAACGACCCAGAGATGAGTTCCGTTAACAACATCAAAAACGTGACGATGATTAAACGGGAGATGGTTGACCGTGCTAACTTCAAAGACCAGACGGAAGACATCGATTTGACAGACCCGAAAGTGTTCGCGCCACCTATAAAGGAAGAAGACGATCCGCTGAAGAAGATTGTGAAAATGGCACTTCAAGAACTTCAGATCGACATGCGTGAATATTACGGCAAGTTTGATAAAGACTACGACATGTCTAATCTCAAAGGTTCTCTTACCAAACCAAATCCGTTATCGATGAAGTATTTTCTGCGGTGGTGTGAAGTGCTTGACCTTCATTGCGACATCACCGTACGCAGTCGCTCTTCTCGAGCAAAACACACTTTGAAAAAAGAAATTGGTATCAGTATCGACTAAAAACAAGAAGGTAAGGTAATAGTTTTGGTATTTACTTCTGTTATCTTGCCTCCTTTAAAAATTTTTGAAAAGCTGTAATTGATTGGGAACGAGTAGACGCCGAGCTCGTTCCCAGTCGCCACTTTTCTTAGCAGTACCGATTTACTTGGAAGCTCACAAGCATTTAATCTGAATAAAGGAGGAAACTATAATGGCGTTATTTAATCAGCAGCCCAATGGAATTGATGGGAAACGTTCTATTAACACCAAAGGTTACCAGTTCTACAATCTCGAAGGACTCGGTAACAGCACATTGAAAGTCGATTTGTGGAACGACATTTTCATCTCAGTTCGCATTCATCCGGCTCGCCCGAAACATGAGCAGACCGACAAAGAGAAATACGATTACGAGCGTCAGGTCTCATCGGCAATTCCGACTAATAAAGTCAGCGAACTTTTGGACGCAGTTCCGAGAATCGTAAAAGCGTTCGAAGAAGGTAAAGACGCAAATGCGTATGTCGATGTAGCCGGCAACAACCTTGTCGGATTTGGTACCATGAAACACAACGGGAAACAAATTTATTACTTCGCAATACATCGCAATCTTGATGAAAATAAAATTCCCGAGGTTAGCGCGTACTTTGAATTCCCGAAGTCTTACCGCATCGAAGACTATGATCCGAAGACCGGCAAACACGGCATGAACGGAATCGATAGCGGGGAGTTCCATCTCTTCGTGAAGTGTCTCGAAGAACAAGTTAGAGCGGTTAACAAGGCAACAGCACATAGCGTTCGCGTGGCGTTTGACATGGTTTTGACGAGACTCGAAAGTAAGCTCGATGCAATCGGCAAAGCAACAAATGCAAAGTTCGACCCCGTTACTAAATACGGTGTAGGTTCGACACGATTGTTTGGTAATAACCAGACCGACACGGAAAACATGGAATCGGTAATGCGTGAAGCTGAAAAAGCGGTGAGTAACAAACTTCCCGACTTGAACGAAGAAACTTCACCGTTCTAAAAACGAGTACTTGAGCTTGGAGATATTCATTCATCTCCAAGCTCTTTTTTACCAAAAAAGAAGGTGAAAATATGATAGATCCTAGGTTATTCGAAAATCCAATTACGGTGTTCGTACCGTATAACGAAATTCTTCGTGATCACAATACTTTTTTGCTTCATTTAATAATGGACACTCCAAATCTTCGGAAACAGTTTGAACCATATATATCGTTCGAAAGATTTGAATGTCAGACAGATATGCGAATCAGAGTTCTCATAATGAATCGAACGAAGAAAAACATACTTGAATGGTTGGCGATTAAGAAGTTCGATTATGAAAAGAACTACAGGAAACTGTATGAAAAATTTCCACAGATGTTCGAAGAATCTCCACCTCTGGATATGTACGTTGCTTTGACTAGTATGGTTCGAGAAGATTTCGTTAAACGAGTTATCATATATGGAGAAAAAAGAGATATTCGAACCATGTATGATTTATCTCGTACTTTTAACAAAAACGAAAAGATTCAATATGTGACCGGACCATATCTCGATGTCATTAGTGCAATCGGAGAAATTGATTTGTTCATCGATAATGATATTGACAGATTGAGTGCAGTCATGTATATGCCGGAATATTATGGAAGTGCATTTATGATTGCTCAATATGGATACAACTACGAACTTCCTGCCGGCGAAACAACTCCACAGCTTAAAGGTCGAATTGTGAGTCATGCCATACGGAAGAAGATAAATCTTGTGGAGTTTATACCATTCAAACTGAAATATGAACACACCGTAAATGGTTAAAAAGAACATCGAGTATACAAAATATGTAAAAAGAATCAGGAGCAATGATCCTGATTCTTGCTGGGTAATCATTGTGGTTTATCGATCTTTAAAGGGGACGGTCTTAGTGACCACCACATAGGCAGACAACATGGGATTTCGGAAGCTCCGCATGATAATGTCTGCCTTGTGCGCGTCTTTTTCAGGAGAGAATATATAAATGAAACGTCTTTCGCACAGATTATAAAGGAGGAATCAAAAATGAACACTTTTGGTTACGGAAGAGCTGTTGAGTGTCTTTTGAAGGGTCAGCCTGTTCGTCGTACGATTTGGCCTGCGAGAAATTATCTCAAAATGGTTAAACGCTTCGATGGTTCTATCGTTTTCGTCAAAATTACTGAAGAAAACGAAAATGAAACTATTGAAACTCTCGAAGAATGGGTCGCACGGACTGAAGATTCGACAGCGATAGATTGGACTTATGAAAGCCCTGAAAAATTCATCGTTGCCATATTGAATGATCAGTTCAAGATTATGCGCGATAACCCTAAATCGGCACCGTCAATAATGGTAGCTTCCGAAAAGTTCTGGGGAGATTTGACTTATCGTGAGATTTACGATGTATTAGTCAATAATCTTCCCGATGATAAACTCATTAAAGGAGGTAATAACTAAATGAAGGCCATTACCAAAAGTAATGTCATCAGTGCAACCGATTATAAGAATATGGTTCTCGAGGTTCTTGAGTTTGCCGGCAAAACGGTAAGTAAAACTCTTGGACCTTGTGCGAACACTTCGATTATCGAAGAGATGGGTCCGTTAGTGGCGTCTAAGGACGGATTCCATACACTGCAACGTATTCGCTTTGCACCCGAGGACATTTTCGCAAATAATGTGATGAATGTCATTCAAACTATCAGCCATAGAATGGTTGCAACTGTTGGTGACGGTTCATCATCAGCGGTCGTAGCGGCATGGAAATTCGCTAAATGGCTTACCAAAACAAACAATGGAAAGTTCATAAGACCAAGAGAACTAAACGAAACTTACAAAACTGCGATAAACAATATCGTCGAATTCATTCAAGAACACGCAAAACATCCATCGGAAAAAGAGCTTCCTGATGTGATGTATAAAACTGCTTACATCTCCACTAACGGCGATACTAAGTTTGCCGAAATGATTAAAGAGGCTTACAAGAAAGAACCGAACAGCGCGTTTAATGTAAGACGTTCCCCGATCTGGTCTACTGAAACAACCGTTAAACATATCAACGGTTATAAGGCAAATCATTACTATATGATCGACAATATCTTCCACAATCAACCATCTGGTTTTGTTGGAAGAGATGTCTACATCATCTGTTTTGATATGGCAATAGAACCGTACCACTACAATATGATTCATCGTCTCGAACAGCTGGCGCATCAACAAGATGAAGATATCCATAACCCAAAAGAAGTTATAATTGTAGCTCCGAGTTATAGTCAGAACTTCTTGGATATGGTAAAACGAGATGTCGATATGGATTTGCAACTTATGCGAGCAAAACAGAAAAAACATTTGTCCATTCGCTACATGAGATGCTTGAATGTAAACGCATTTCAACGTAATGAGTATATGGACTTCGCATTGCTCTGTGGTTCGAATCCGATAACTGCGTCCGATTTCAATAAAATGGTTGACGTAGTTACATCTGAAGAACACTTCGACGATGAAATTCTTAAACGTGCAATAGGCAAAGTTGATTCTATCGAGACATACCGTAACGAATATACCATTATCGATGGTTATCCGAGAATGGATAAAGAACGGATGTCATTGGTGTTCTATAATCTTTCTGCCGAATATGAACGTGAAGTCGGAGAAAATCTCAACCGCAGAATCCAATCAGCTTCATTAGTTGCATTGCGAAACAGAATACAACGTCTCAGACGTAGAATCACCGAAGTTACCGTAGGAGCAGAAAACGAAATTGAAATGACTCTCAAGTTTGATGCGGCAGAAGATGCTACAAGAGCTTGTGAATCAGTTGCAACTCACGGATATAATATCGGTGGCAATGTCATCATTTGTTATGCGGCCAATTGTCTCATGGCACGAACTAATAATCTCGACGACAAACTCGAATCTGCTTATAAAGCAATCGCTAATGCATTCTTTGATACTCTCATGGAAGTATTTGCGAATAAATATGATTCAGACGGTTACGACGTGCTTGATGACAACCTGAAAGAAAAATTGAAAGAGATTGGAATGATATGTATTGCCGGAGATGATAAATGTTATGATTTGATAACCGGAGAATTTTCCGAAAATATAATCAATTCAGCACAAACTGACATCGAAATTCTTAAAGGCGCAATTAACATTTGTCTGACTCTTATGACGGCAAATCAATACATTTCTCAGATTCCAACGGTTGAACACACAGACAGCAAATAACTGCGATACTGAATAATCACATCAATTACATGAACCTAATGTATTGGAGAGGGATCCTGCATTAGGTTCTTCTCGCGCTTTTTTCTGAAAGGAGAGACGCAATGTGGAAAAGGGACCAATAACCCTTCGCAACTTCTACAAGAATCCCAGCGGCGGAAGTTCTTCAGCTTTAGCTCTCGGAGCAGTACGTTATGGATTCGAAAGACGTTACGAAGGGGTTACAAAGAAGCTTAAAAAGAAAATACCAGTTACTATATTCCGGGAAAGTGATACGTCGTTTTACTATCATCTTCTTGTGCCGTCAGACACCAGAAGTATGGATTACGACGTAGTTATTCACTTTTTTGAAACTGTGGAAGACCCCGAGAAAACTCACATGTCTTTGAAGGATTGGCAAGTTGAATTCTTCTCAAACTGTCCCAGTTTCGTTTTCACATATGCTTACGCGTACAATAAAAACAATTTGTTGATCAGTTGGTTAAGCGATAAACTTGGAAATGAAGTTCTTGGAAATAAACCCAACGAAAAGAATCCAAATTTGTTGTTATTGTGGGATAAAAGCATATTCTACGCGATTCATCATATAATGACGCAGACGCAATTCTCCCAGCGGTACTTTGTCAAACGAAATTCTCGTGAATTTAATCAAGAGAATTTTGCAGCAACCATTAGAACATTCGATTCGATAATGTCCGAATTGTCTGGTGAACGTGGTAAGAAAATGGACGCGACTTCACTTACACGAAAAGTGAGGGAGACGGATTATTCTAGAACCAAGAAAGCGGTCAAAAAGAAAATCAGCTCTGCGGTCAGAACCATTAAAGGACTTACTCACACTTCTGGCTCTAATGAACATCGAAATTCCCGCGGGAAAATCACTGGAAAACCTAAAATCGGAGGAAGTTCTCGTCGAAAATAAATTCGGGTATATATTATCCATCCGAATCTATTAAAGAAGGGGAAGTGAGAGCATGAAGTTAATTAAGCGTGCTGAGCGCAAAAACAATGTAATCGGTGAAGCAATACTTATGCCGGTTCCAGAAGGTGTCATCCCGGTAGACTTGTGGAAACCTGAAGACCAAGATATCTACGCGGGACATCAAGGCAAGGTTCTTTTCATCGCGTTTGATAAGATATTCGGACGCGACATAATTCACGAGTACAATTTCTTTGACATAAGTCTGAAGGAAGCGTACTACAAACAGCTCGATGTGATTTCGTTGTATATCAACTATTTTCTGAAGTTCTACGACGAAGATAAAGAGCTCATAATGGCGTACATGAAGCTGAAATATATGATTGACGCCAAACACATCACCGAATTGAAACGCGAATCGATGATAAAAGCAATCCAAAAAATCTTGTTCTCTGATTCTATGTGCGAAAAGATTAAGAGAATGAGCATGGATAATTATCGGGTCGATTTAACCACCGATGTCAAAACGAAAAAGACATCAAACAAATCTTATGCTCCGGTAATGCAATTCAATGAACATCACGCGGAGATATTGATGAGAATTTCGGTGGCAATCAAATTTGCGATTCCCGTTATCATGCATTACATAAAGACGTTCTATAACAAAGATGAAGCGAAATTGAATCTGTACAAATATTTCGAGCCGCTGTTTGTAAATCCAATTCTCATAGAGGATGTCAATATACTCGGCAAACTTCATCACACAATTGCGTCTCGCGTCAATAGCTATTCAAAACCGGATCGTGCGATGTACGGAAAGCATGAGGCGTTAGGTTCTTCAGTGGAAACATTCATCGAAGATTTGTTCCACAAGAATCTTATAACCGACACCGTGTTCAGCTACCGGTTCAACGGGAACATCATCAGCTACAATTCGGTAGTTTTGAAGTATCAACTTGCATTCCATTCTAAAGAAGACTTGAAAATGGATTTCCTTGCGGTATCTACGGAAAAAGAACCCGAAGGATTGTCCGGACTTGATAAGATGGAAATGTACACGACGAAAATTGATACTTTCATGATTCTGTTCTCTCAAGTCAATATCGCCGACACACTCGAACGCATCAAGGCGAAAATGAAGATAAAGATCACAGATAAGGAACTCGAATTCTACAAAGAGCATCACGATTTCAACAATCTTTCCAAAGAATTGGTCTTTTACTTCTTCGCGAAATGGTTCGGTGGGTTTCGTGATTTGAACTTCGTCAAAAGGGAGCAGTACATTCAGCTCATGGTCATCATGAAGAAAATGCTGGAAGCGAACGGCAATATATACATGGACCAGTTGATAACCGCGAATGCTCATGGAAAATCGTCGGCTAGAGTCATTCGTAATTCAAAATTTCTTGAGAAGGTAACCTCGTCATCGGTATATCAGGAACTCATGGAAAAGAAATATCCCTCATTACTCGATGAAAAGAACGGGAGTCCGGTGATTACACTTCTCAGCAAGATAATCAATACGAATTGGACTTATGTCGATTATGACATGCAAGACATGCTCGATGAACCAATCGAGATCGAGAACGAAATACTCGCGGCAGAATATCTCAAATTCGTCAACAACATTTAGGCGTTAGGGGAGCAGTGAACTACGTTTGCTGTTCCTTTTTACCCGTTTTTACACGTTTTTCTAAAGGAGGTATTATTATGATTGATATAAACGAGATTAATGCTCTTGCGAAACTTAAACAAGTTCTTCTGAAGACTCCGTTTGCCAAAGAAAACAGTGCTCATACTCACGTGATAATCCGTTGCCCAATATGTGGCGACAGCCTCAAACATCAAGACAGTGTGCATTGTTACGTTAATATCGAAGGAAACAAACCAGTATCTTACTACTGTTTTTCGAGCTGTAGCGAAGGTCACTGGGTGAATTCGGATTTCTTACGTGCCGCTGGGGTAACAGATTTGAGTTTGTTAAGTGCGGTTTGGAATCATAATAAGAGATTTATGGATTCGAAAGCTCGAACTGAATCTCATTATATAATTCATGGTTCCAAAAAGAGTATCGTTCCATTCTACAAAACTTGTAGACACATTGACAAACTTAAATACATCGAAAATCGTCTCGGTATTGAATTGACATATCAAGATTGTGTCAATCTGAAGATTATACTTTCACTCAAAGACTTTCTTGACATCAATGGTTTCGGAGTTAACCTGCCGATACGTGTAGCTCAAAAACTCGAAGATGACTATGTCGGATTTTTATCCGCTGACAGTTCTTACATCATATTCCGGGATACTAAGAAAAACGAGCATAGATACATCAATTACCCCGTATTTAAGAATAGTGGTAACTGGGGTTCTAAACTCTACATAATTCCTGGAATGTATGACTTGATGGCAAATGACATTGATTGCAATATCACGGAGGGAATATTCGACATTCTTGGGTGTTATTATCATCTCAATAATGCGGATAAAACAAACAAATTATACTCGGCGGTTAATGGAGCTGGATTTCTCGGCGTAATCAAACGAATACTTCATATTGGATTTATCGATAATCTCAATTTGAATATATACGCAGATACCGATAAACCCATCGAGTTTTTCAAATCGATCAAACCGGTGAGAGAATACTGCAAGTCAATCAATCTGTTCTACAACCAATATCCGGGAGAAAAAGATTTGGGAACCACAAGAGACCATATCGATATTCGTCAAGCAAAACTCGTGTTATAAGAGGTACCGAGAGATTCAAATCTCGGTACCTCTAAAATTTCTGATTTAGCGCGGCTCGTCGTAATTAGAACTTCCACATTTCCGATAGCGAGGGCAAGAACTACATTTAACCTTCGCAATTTTTTTGTTCTCTATTTTCGACAATTTCTCGAAATCATAACAGTTATAAGGATACTGTGAAAGCGAGACGTTGTAATATTGTGGGAGATATGTGACTTCTTTTCCAATCCATTCAGGTTTCTTTATCACAACTTTTGGTGACTCAATTTCCGTCTCTGCGATTATCAAACCATCATTATCGAGCTTGAATACATCAACCGCCCACTCGATTCCATCTATCGTCGCTTTATAACGTTCCTTGAAAATCTTGTGTGCACAACGACTGAAAATCTCAAACGCTTCTTCAACAGGAATTTCGTACTCAAATTCATCACGAACACAACTATCGAACACTGGTCCTTTTATGTTGAGATATGCTCTCGGAGCTCGGTAAACTTTCCCTTCGGGATCGAATTTCTTGAGTGTTTCATATTCTTCATGACCCGTAATAGAAACTCTCACCTGAGAAATATTAGGTTCAGAAGCAGTGTCGATTTTGATGTATCCTTGTTTTGATGGATAATGAGTCCAAATTCCAGTACGCAACGATGCATCAAATTTTTCTTTGTCGACGAGGTATTTACGCTCTATCTCTTTCGCCATAGGTTGTAACCTCCTTAATAGAATCTTTGCCAATAATTGAAAGAACTACGAAACCGTGTTTGACGCTTATCGAACCATCAGGATATTTAGTTGCATCTTCTTCGGCCTTACAAACACAATTAGTTCCTGAGCTTTTAACCATAAACAAATCACCTTTACGAAGTTCTGAGTATGTAGTTGATTCAATTCCATAAGGGCGGATTCGCTTAGTTTGAAAATCTTGTTTGCAGACAATCAATCCCATACGATTTCATCCTCTACACGGTTAACTTTCTCAAAACGGAATTCTTGTGTGGCATCCGGATATTTTTCCTTGTCCACTGGAGACACGAATTCATCTGTCGTTCTAAAGAACACCGGATGATTTTCGTACAAAGCTTCGTAAATAACATAAGTCTTTGTGTCGTTTTCGTTGGAGTTACGCACATTAACGGCAATGACTTTATAGTCCTTACCTTTGAAATGTTTGTAGACTTCACCAACGACAGGTCTTACTCTCATATCATCACCTCCCTTTAAGCGGCTATTTAGGCAGAGACTAGAATCTCTGCCTTAGATACGCCAGCCCTTATATATTTTACTGCACGCGGTAAATAAGTAAGGGTCATTCTTTGAATTTCGTCATTGAGTACAGCGTTTGAATCGTTTCATTTGTAGTTGTTCTCACGCTTTGACCAGCCATATTCAGAACATAAATTTTCGAATGCATTATACGTTCTGCTTCTTGATTTGCTGACTGGCTAAAAACACCCTTAATTGAGACAGTATCACCGTCATAGTCACCATTCATCGCTTTCAAAAACACATTTTGGAATCTAAGAGTATCAACGAATTGGGAAGCTATTTCATCCGGACTTAGACTCAAATCTATTACCGGATATTTCTTATACAACTTCCCATCAAGTTCAATCGGTATCGTTCTGAGTGTGCTGAGAACATTTATTCCTGTCGGAAACGTTCCCATCGTATCAGTCATTGGATAACGCGTGATATACACATGTTTATCTTCACACACATTTACCGCAGCTAAGAAGAATAAATCGGTCAATGTAAACGGACGATTGAATATTGGACTGGGTTCTCCTGTTTGCTCATATTTTTGACCCATAAACTTCAAATCGTAATGAACTTTATCCATGTTAGTGTGCGGGATTTCGATAGTTTGAAATCTTCCGCTGAAAGAATAAATGAACGTTTCCATCATCTTACGAATCATTTCATCGTTGTAATACGACATTGGGTCTTTAAGTGGTTCAAAAGCGAGTTTGCCCTTATTCTCAATAGGATATTTCGTTCCGATAAACTCAAGTTCTCTTTGGAGAAAATTTCGAACCCATCCGAGGATAAATGGTGTAAATAACGAACAGCAGTTAGCCAACGGAACTCCTGCGTGGAAAAAGTCAACTTCGGTATCTTTATAAGAATTGGAATTGTAGTTAGGAGATGTAATAACCAATCTTGCACCATAATCAACATTTTTTCCAAGCAAAGATTTTCGAACCATTCCATTCTTCTTCTCAATCAAGTTCTTGAAATAGTCGTATATTTCGATTAGAGTCATTTGAATCATATAGCGTGTGTTATGCATTACCGGAGTAAACGAAGCATCTTGTTTTAGCATTGCAGTCAATCGAATCAATTTAGAATATATTCCGTTAACTGTATCCGCTCCAATCTTTCTGGTATCTATGTCTTGCATATTGATGTCTCGGTACATCGCAGGACATACTAACCACATATTGGTGAATACCTCGTTTTTCTTATGATTCTCCAACACATCGACACGATCGTTGTGTTCTGCAGATTCATTCTTCTTGTAATGGATTTTCTCCCAGTTCTTATAGAGAAAATCCATTCCTGTTTGACCTTTCTCGGGATCTTCAACCATAGTTCCGTCTTTCTGTATTACTACATTAATTCTCCCGGAACAAATTCCATCAATCCGTCGGTCAAGTCTTCGGATATTCTTATAGATTATAGGTTGGAAATAATATCCACCTAATGAGATAAATCCAAATTTTCTGGATCGTTCTTTGGTCGTGTTTCCAAATATTTCTGTCGAAAGCAATCCGTCATATGTGGGAGTCTTGTTTCTATCCAAGAATATCGGATTAGTGACTTCCTTAATCATGGTCGGATTAATTTTTACGAATTTTTCAACGTCCATCAGATTCAGTTGCATAGTGTTCACCTCTTCTTGAATATGATTAACACCGTGTCAGTACAGACCGCAGATACATTCAAGCTACAATCGCCAGCAAATTTTTCATTTAAGAAACTTCCGACTTTATCAATGAAGAAATCGGACACTATGTCTTTAGTTAGTATTACTTCAATTTCTAGTTTTGATTTTTGATTATCGAGACACCGCATATTAACGTTATCAATGAATCCATTGTGCTTTATAGCTCCATACAAAAAACTGTATTCATCAAAGAATTCATCGAGTATCTCTTCGAATAAAGTACAACTTTCATCATTAGATTTCGTTAATTGGGCGAAAAGCTCACATCTATCCATTTCGCTCAACCCTCCACGTGACAAGGGAGGAAACTTTATCATTTCTTCAATATCTGATTACGTATTTGCTCTCGTTCTTGTTTCTTGCGAATTTCTTCTTGTCGCTTAGCTTCAGCCTTATATCTTTCGATTCTAGCTTCACGCAATATTGTGATAACCCTAAACGGCAATTCCATAAGATTAGGAACGGAACCAATATCAGACTTGAATAATTCTAAAGTTTCCTCCAAGTAACGAACATAATCCTTTATTCGTTTATCATATGGCGTTGAGCCTCCAGAAAAAGGAGCCTCTCGATACTGATAACAACGTCTTCTGTGAATGCGTGTCCGCAAATCGGGCAAACCACAGACGAAGCTTTGAAGCCATAACGATACATGTATTCGAAGATGTTATCCGTGATGCATTGCTGAACGACTTCGAGAATTTCTTGATTCATGCGGGCGAGAATATCAATAATCGTAACCGCATCATCAAACATGTCATAATCACCAGTTTCGTCATTCTTAAGAGCAATGCTACGAATATATCTGGCTGTCGTAATCAAACCTTCATAAACTTCGTCTTCGACATACTGTGAACTTTCAATCTTACGTTCAAAGTTTTCGATAACGTCGTAAATACTCGGGCAATAAACATCGATAATGATATCTTCGTCTTCGCCAAGTGCAAATCTGAAAGATTTGTTGATGACAGCTTCTTCGCGAGCCTTAAGTGCGTCTTCGATAGTAAATGACGCCTGATAAATACGCTCGGCTTCATCTTTGAGTTTGTCTGAAATGCGATCGACTAAGAGAATTTCCGTATTAGAATATTCGTGGTTGAATTGATTCGGACGTGTAACGATTCTGCCGTTTTCATCACGGACTTTTCTCGTACATTCAGGATTTCCGCAATTCATAAGAAGTGTTTCTTTGTCGGGATAAGTAGCGCGTGTAAGAGCATAGATAAAGACCGGAAGATCGATTTCCGCGGTATTCTTAGCAAAATCATCAAAGCTCTTAAATTCGCCAGTGCTACATTCGACGAGTTTCGACCAAACAAGACTTGCTTTCTGACTGAGTTTTTCAGCAGAATTCATATTTTCGCGTTCATCTATGGTAATCAAGTTAATAATTTCGATACTGGAAAGATTGCGCATTTTACCAACATAACCAGACGCCGCCGCAACGAACGGAGCGAATTGTCTACTGAAAGCTTTTTCAATCAAAGTCTTCTGGCGAATAGCTTTCGGCTTAGTCATCTTAACGGATTTGAGTTTATGCTCATCAACTTGCACAACTTTAATCTTCTTAGATACACGAAGCTTTTCACGTTCTTCATTAGTGAATTCGACGCTACGCATACCGGTTTTATCCATAAGGATTTCGACAACTGTATTGACTGCTTTACGACCTTTGCCTTCAATAGCCATACGTTTCTTTGCAACTTCACCCATGTCGTCAAGCATTTTCTCAGCTTCTTTGACATGTTGCTGGATGTCTGAGCCTTCTGCCATAGGACCGACTGTCAACCCTTCCGGTTCTTTGGGTTTTTCTTCAATGATGATACCGCCACCAAGTTCTTCTTTAGTGATAGCCTTTTCGTTAGCGCGAGCTTTCGCCATCGGATCTTCGATATTAGCAATTTCAGCCGGTTTAGTAGATTCGTCAGCTTTGTGTTCACGAAGTTCTCCGATGTTGGGGATACTTGAAGTTTCAGCCTTTTCCATTTTACCTTGCTCGTCATCCCACTGGAAAATTTCTGAGTTTTCTGTAGTCGCCGGGTTAGTTCTGATTTTATCTTTATCACCAGACTTATCAGATTCGAAACTTCCAGCGGCTTGTTTTCTGAGCTTACTGATGTCCATACCATCAAGAGCTCCTTTTTTCTCTGCCATTTACTCTTCCTCCTTAATTGAATTCGACCTTTATATCGAGTAGAGAAGTTGACTTTCTAGTCATCGCTATACTGATGGTTCTTTCGGCTTGCAATTCGAAGTCGAGAATAACGTAATACTCACCTTTATAACGAGAATTCCAGATATTCATGTCCACCATGTCTACCTGTGGAGCATATTTGCGTATTTGATCGACAATCTTCTCTTTGAGGGTTGTACCTAAAACGTAATCCATATTCTTATAACGAATCTCTCTCGAGATATTGATTCCCATTTCAGGTAACGAGGGATAATCTCCCGGACGTAAAAACAGTAATAAGAGAATTTGTCTGTATGCTGATTCCGCTTCTGTCAAAACTTTCTGTCTACCAAATCCGTCAAGGTCAAAATCAAGCTCTTTGTTATCTTTGTAAAACGAAGGCATCATTCATCACCTCTACTTTCTTTTAAATACTGGTGAAGAATTTAGTTTTTAGTAGCGTCAGTTATTTATCAAAGCGACAGAATGCTAAAACAAACATTGGAGGTGAATTCATATGGATTACAAGAAATGCCCTGTATGTAAAGAAAAGATTGTGGGCTCTAAGGAAAACATGATAATTCACGTAGAGAAAGAGCATGATGATCTTATACCAGAAAACCAGAATCCGGGAGAATTCATTTATTTAAGAGAACACAATGGTGAACCTCGTAAATGTATGATATGTAAGAAGCCAACAGAGTGGAATGTCAGAACCAATAAATACAATGCGTTCTGTAGTGATGCTTGCAAACAAGAGTATGTTAAAATTGCTAAGGCTCGAATGAAGAAAGTTTATGGTAAAGAATGTATTCTTGACAATCCCGATGTACAGAAGAAGATGTTGGCGAATCGATCTATTAGTGGACGATACATGCATTCAGATGGTGGAGTGTTGACTTATACAGGAACCTTTGAGGAAGACTTCTGCAAAATGATGGATACGTTTCTGCAATTTCCGTCTACTGATATTATTATGCCATCTCCTCACGTTTATGAATACGAGTATGAAGGTAAGAAACATTTTTACTTTCCGGATGTATTCATTCCATCGTTAATGCTCGAAGTTGAGATTAAGGATGGTGGAGATAATCCGAACATGCACCACAAAATTCAAGACGTTGATAAAGTCAAAGAAAAACTCAAAGATGAAGCATTGATGAAACAACGTGACTTTCACTATATCAAGATTGAGAACAAAGATTATGGTGCGTTCTTTGAACTAATTGAAAGACTTGCGAATGATGATTTGACCGAAAAAGAACAACGAGAGAAAATCAAAATTACACCGGAACAAAAAGCGTGACGAACCCCGAGAATGGAATTGAATCCATCTCGGGGTTATTTGTTCGTTTTCGTTCGTTAGAACTATTTTAGTCACACACCAATTTTTTCCATTGAGTAGAGAGTTGCTTTTCCATTGAAGACATTGAACTCAATGATGAGAGCTTCCGGATCCGCGTCTGAAGAAATCATGCGGCGTTGAGCAACGACAACGTGATTGACGCCTTTGGTAACTTTCTTGCCCATGTAAAGAACGGGTGTAATACCGACGCCAGTGAGTTTTTCGCCTGCAGGTTCGATAATCGAGTCGAAGTATTCCTTGACTTTATCTTCGGGATCGGTTCCTTCGACAAGCTCGTCATCTTCGATAACCTCGACGACTTTCGCGCCTTCACCATCAAACGAACCAGCCGGAATGTTAACGATAATACCGACGATTCTTTTGATTGTCTTCAAGGTAGTACTAACTGCCTCTGCGACCAGCAAATAGTTAGTACCATTCACAATCTGATCCGCAACGAGCCAAATCGGGGTAAATGTCGACCCAAACAAAATGGGCTTTGCCGAGGCGAGAGCCTGAGGAAGTGAAGTTGCAGGTTGGTTGATAATGTTCCAACCACCAAGTTTCCCACCAAGGGTGATACCACCAAATTTCATGATGTTTTGCCTCCTTATATGATTCATCATTAGAATCGGATTACCTTCTTGTTAAGAGAGGTTTAATTTCAATCCGACATCACCCCCACCCACATTTATATATTATATACGCGTAGAAGAGTTAAGTAGGCAGCTCACTACTAAGATGAAAAAACCTACGATCCTCGCCTCGTAAGGAGATGGTAGAGTGATTAAGTACAGCGACCTCGACGTGAGAGAAAGGGCGCTTCTTGACTCTCTCAAGGACAAGATGGTCAAGAAAGTGCTCCCATACGATCAACGTTATGCGAAAAACTGGGAGTTTTTCGAGACGGTCCATTCGGATTATCTCGATGATTTCCAAGCGCTCATCTCAGATGAGATGGACGTGAAGGCGTTCGTTTCGACGTATCATCTCGACTATTACAGCTCGTCGAAGCTCGACGAAATGTACGATGAGTACTACGAGATCTTTCCGCCGGAATCAGGCCATGATGACATCATCCGCCGCAACCAGATCACATTTATTGAGAACTGGGATTGGGACGATGAGATCAAGTTGCCCGATAAGTGGGACTGCGATGTCTACGATGCGATTGTAGAAAGCGTCAAAGACAAAGCGGTATCAACGATCCGCGACGAAAATTGGGAACGTTTCCGCGAAACCGCCCGCAAAATGGGATGGTTCTTCTAACTGGTCACGTCACGCTCACCGGTCACGCTCATTATACGGGCGTGATTTTTTTTTGTTTTCCAACCTCGCAATACCCGAGAAGAAGTATGGGGTAAAGCAAAAGCATTTAGTAGAGAACCAAAGATTTATCTCCACTGGACTGCTGGTTGGTACGATAATGTTCCGACCACCAAGTGTAATACCACCAAATTTCATGATGTTTGCCTCCTTATATGATTCATCATCGGAATCGAATTACCTTTTTTAAGAAGGGTTTAATTTCAATCCGACATCACCCCCACCCACATTTATATATTATATACGCGTAGAAGAGTTAAGTAGGCAGCTCACTACTAAGATGAAAAAACCTACGATCCCTTAAGGAGGGATTTGGAATGACCACAGACGATTTCGGATACGAGCTGGGTCAAATACTCAACTTTCAATGCACTGAACCAGAGGATTTCGATGGTGAGTGCATCGGATCCCGGTGCCCGAACTTCCATGAGTGCCATAGTCATCCGCATTACTACATCAGCACGGCATATTACAAAAAGTATGCTGTTGTGAGCGATGATTGGCACGAGGTTGGCATCTTTGATGTTGACATCGTAACACCGAAACAGGCGGCCGAAATAATTTGCAATGGAGCAACGAATCCTACCCGGATCGAACGCGCCAACCGCATCAGTGTCGGAAGCCAATGGTTCAAAACGCTCGATGATGAAATAGAATGCGAGTATGTCGACATCAACGGTATTCGCTACTATTTTGACGATCAGTATTGCTTCGGCGGCTACATCAACTGGGCTCGCGCCATAATCAAGGAAAACAATCTTTCGTTTGAAGATGTCGTTTATCTCAATGAACTCTTGGAGCAATAACGCTCCGCTGCGGTCTCGCTCATATGGGCGAGATTTTTTTTTCATTTCTAACCTCTTAATATTCAAGACAATCTCATAAAGGTAGGTGAACGAAAATGCGTGAAGTTACACTTAAAGAAATCTATCAACTCGCTTCTGCTGCCCGAGAAGAAGTTTGGGATAAAGCAAAAGCACTTGGTAGAGAACCAAAGATTTATCTCCACTGGACTGCTGGTTGGTACGATAATAAGTCTGACGACTACCATATCAATATCGATAAGAATGGCAAATATTATGCCAGTACAGATAATTTTGCTGATGTTATCGCCGGAACATACAAACGTAACAGTGGAGCTATCAACATCACAATATGTTGTGCGGTATATGCGGATACCAAAGACTTAGGTCCGAATCCTCCAACCGCTGCACAGATTGAAAGTATGGCTTTGGCTGTTTGTGCAGTAGCTGAAGGATTATGGCTCACAATCAATCCAGGTCATGTAATGACACATGGAGAAGCTGCAGATAATGAAGATGGTTTGTGGTGTCATGAACAATATGGACCGAAATCAACTTGTGAACGCTGGGATTTGGAATATCTTGAAACTTCAGAATCCCCAAAGTTTAATCCTCATGCAATAGACGGTTCTCGCGGTGGAGACGTTCTCAGAGGAAAAGCTCTTTGGTATCTCCCAGAATTCAGAAAGAATTACAAATAAACTCAAAATGAGGAAGAGATTCGAATCTCTTCCTCAACTTACCCTTAAACTAATTCAAAGGAGGTAACGCTTATGAATCTTGAACGCGTTATCAAACGCGACGGTTCGTTGGTTTCATACGACCGATCGAAAATTTACAAAGCGATTGTTGGAGCTAACAACGCTTCCGTCGAACAAATGACCGAACGCGATCTTGAGAATATCATTGAACAGATAGAGTCCGATATTGGTGATCGTACTGAAATATCAGTCGAAGATATTCAAGATGTCGTGGAACGTCGTCTTATGCAACACGGATTTTTCGAGATAGCCAAGAAGTATATTTGTTACAGATATAAACATATGCTTCGTCGGGAATCGAAGAAGAATCTCATGCAAACTTATAAAGACATTTTGTTTACTGATGCCTCAGCGATGGACGATAAGAGGGAAAATGCAAATATTAACACTGATGGTCCAATGGGCATAATGCTTAAACTTGGATCAGATGGAGCAAAAGAATTCGCGCTTAATACCCAACCAAAAGAATTTGCTGAAGCACATCGTCAACATTTCATTCATGAACACGATAACGATTTCTCAATGATAACGTTGAATTGTTGTCAAATTGATCTACTGAAACTGTTTCACGGTGGGTTTTCAACAGGTCATGGTCATATAAGAGAACCAGGCTCTATTCGATCATATGCAGCTTTAGCATGTGTGGCAATTCAATCAGACCAGAACGACTGTTTCGGAGGCCAGTCACTAAATGCAGAAGATTATGCGATGGCTGAAGGGATCAGAAAAACATTCGTGAAAGAAATTATATCTAAAACGGTTGAATTTGGACAATTTGTGACATCGAACATGTACGACAAGCACACGGTTAGTAAAGAAGTCAAAGAAGAATTCGATAGAACAAAGATACATTACGTCGAAGATAAAGACATTAAGAATTCTAGTGATTATTGGGAAACCATAGAAGAAATATGGAGAGTTTTCTGTAAAGTTTTCATGGAAGTCGAGCGAAACGAATGGGATGGTCTTCATTCAATTTATGAAATAGCAAAAGATGCCACTGAAGAAGAGACACGTCAAGCTATGGAAGCAATGGTGTATAATTTTAATAGCTTACACGCTAGGTCAGGCGGGCAAGTTCCGTTCAGTTCTATCAACTTTGGTATGGATACTTCTCCAGAGGGACGATTGGCAATAAGAGAAACTCTCAACGCTATTGATGCTGGAATGGGAAAGGGAGAATCTCCACTATTTCCAATTTCGATTTTTCAGATTAAATCAGGAATCAATTTCAACCCAGGCGATCCAAATTACGACTTATTTAAGCGTGCATGTGAAGTGAGTGCTAAGAGGTTGTACCCGAACTTTGTATCGTGTGATGCCACTTTTAACTTGAAGTATTATAAACCAGGAAATTATAATACATACGCTGCAACGATGGGATGCCGTACCCGTGTTATCGGAAATGTGAATGGACCTGAAGAAACTGGTGGAAGAGGAAATTTTAGTTTTGTGACTCTTAATCTTCCAAAATTTGCACTCGAAGCAAAACGTCAACTTGGAAACAACGCACCACAAGAAGAGATCATAAAACGTTTCTACGAGATATACGATCACTATATTCAACTTAGTCACGATTATCTTCTTTACCGTTTTCAAATTATTGCAGATAAACACGTTTTCAATTTTCCGTTTTTGATGGGTCAAGGCGTTTGGATGGGAAGCGATGAATTATCGCCAAATGATACTATACGAAAAGTTTTGAAAAATGCTACCCTTTCTATTGGATTCTGTGGTCTTGCAGAAACTTTAATAGCATTAACAGGAAAACATCATGGAGAGAATGAGGATTCGCAACGGTTCGGATTGGAAATCGTCCAACATCTTCGTGACAAAACCGACAAGTTTAAAGTTGAAGAAAAAATGAATTGGTCAACCTTTTCAACTCCAGCCGAAGGGACAGCAAATACATTTCAAAAAGCGAATCGCAAAGATTATGGAATCATACGTGGTGTCACCGATAGATTGTACATCACGAACAGTTTCCATGTTCCTGTGTATTATAAGATACGAGCTATCGATAAAATTCGTATCGAAGCACCATACCATGAAAAATGTGATGCTGGCGCGATAAGCTATATTGAGTACAATGGGGATCCTCTCCAAAATGTAGAAGCTTTTGAAAAACTTGTACGAGCCATGCACGATGCAAATATGGGATATTTCAGTGTGAACCACCCTGTCGACCGCGACCCGGTCTGTGGTTATACCGGTATTATAAAAAACGAATGCCCACACTGCAAACGCAAAGAACACGAATCGTGGCATCACAAAACCGTACCGATGATTTCAATCTGACAAACTACAAAAAGCGTGACAAAGCCAGAACCTACAAGGTTCTGGCTTATTGTCCGCAAAAAAAACGACTCCCAGGAAGATAGGCCTAGCCGCCAATTCTGTTACGCGGCGACTTCGAGGCGGGTTAATCCGAAGTCTACTATATAAGCCGAGTACAACTTAGGCGTTTGTCACCAATAACCTATCTTCCCTTAAAGTGGAGCTATTGCCCGCACATTAGTATTATAGATGCATCTAATGATATGTTGACACGATATAATTTTTCAATCTGACATCGCCCACCCTCCTAAGTATATATTATCGTGGTGTATGAGAGTTTAGTAGGAGTTCTCTTGTACTAAATTGACGAAAACCTACGATCCACATCTTTAAGGAGGATGTTTGAAATGAAAAACGCTCTGGTAAATTCGATCGTCTCCGTTATTAACGTCATTTGGGGTCTCACAGGAGGGGCAATTCTGTTCGGCGCGATGTACGTTATCGCGTACTTCAAAGTCAAAAACGGAACTGCGTCGTTGTACACCGATGTGAGATACGCGGATACTGGAAAGAAATTGACCATATGGTCATTCTTGAAAAGGTTCGCCGTCCAGATGGAAGCAGTCCCGTTAGTAACAGATCAGGGGCTGGTTGCTTGCGTTCACGGAGGATTCGCAGAATTCATTATCGAAGGCAAGAAAGAAAATCATTTCTCGATGGCGAACAAATTCGACAAGGGAGAGTACACACTCATCTCTTGTTGTAATGGTAGCCATCAAGACTTCCATTTCAACGGGCGCAGTTTCAAACGCGACAAAAACACTATCAGTTTATATGAAACAATACTACTTCCATATAACAATGGAAAGCTTGTGTGTTGGGCTGACAAGACAATACGTCTTTACACCTGCGCGCAATCGGTGCAGTATTGGAAATATATTCCGAAGGTTATCTGCGCAAAAGGCTGGAAATGATTCACGAAAGAATCTGTGTCGTAAATCGGCACAGACACCGCACACATTTGCGGCACAGATTCTTTTTCCCTCAAGGAGATATTTTTTACCTCCCACAACAAGAAGCGTGACAAAGCCAGAACCTTAATAGGTTCTGGCTTTTTCTCCTTTTTACGTTCCGACATTACCCTCTCCCATAAGTATATATTATCGTGGTGTATAGGAGTTTAGTAGGAGTTCTCTTGTACTAAATTGCGAAAACCTACGATCCACATCTTTAAGGAGGATGTTTGAAATGAGCATTTACGTCAATGGTGTGAAATCAGATGATTTGAACGACGAGGAGAGAAAGGCGTTCGAAAACGCTAAGGCGCTCAAATCACGTCATGTTCCGAGAGGAACTGACGGAGTGGTCTGGGCGCACGGCCTCAACGCTGTCAACAGATCGCAGTCGCCTGCGGTCGCACTCGAAAAACTGTTGACCATTCTTGGCACCGGAGCCGAGATAAGTTGCTCGAAACCCGGGCCTGAATCTAGGCTCATGAACGGAGGACTCGGCGTAATAGGCGTTTATGTGAAAGGCGAAACGTCGTTAATGGCCTCCGTTGATTGCGGGAGCTACACGATTGATGGGAAGCGTTACCCATCAATTCGTGAGGAGTTCATCGTTGACGACTATGAAAAACTCGACGACGAATACAGCGCCTACACCGAGGCGTTTGTCGCTCCGCAAAAAATCGTGGGGTTCTGGATTTCGAAAAAGGCGTACGAAAACTACGTCACGAATTTCGAATCCGGAGAAGCGGAAAAAGTTTACAAGAAACGCTACGGCGAAAATTGGAAAGTCTTCTTTCGGTTTGAGTATCTCAAACCAAGAGAAGGTTTCATCAGCTGTTTCAACATGTTGAAAGACATGGGTATTCCTATGACTTTCGCATATTGAAACAATTCAGCCACGCAAAACCGCGTGGTTTTTTTTTCTCCGAATTTCACCTATTTTTACCCCTCGCGACAAAGCACTAAAAAGAGGTGATAAACGATGCCTAAACTTTCTAGTGCTCAAAGAAAAGAACTCCCCGCAGATCAGTTCGGTCTTCCGGAAGATAGAGCTTTTCCAATGCCCGACGAAAATCACGTCCGTAGTGCGATTGCGTACTTCCATACATGCCCACCAAAAAAGCGTAAGCAATTAGCTGCGAATATAAACAGACTCGCCAAACAATACAACATGAAAGTCAAACTGAAGAAATATTCGGCATTTAAACCATACGCAGATAAAGATATTATCGCAGCAGAATCGTCTTCTATAGATTACTTAGAAGCCCCAACCATCACAATGGAAGAAAAACACGTCATAATGAACGCGACTGATTATGCTGAAGGTGTGCTCACATTTGATAAATGGTCTAATATCTTCAGGAATCAACTGGTAGATCCAGCGCATCAACATCATTCATGTCAGTTTAGTGACAGATTAAATGACGCAATAAACCAAGCTATTAAGAAATCCGCTCAGAATTATCTCGATAAAGATTATATTCTGAACGGACGATTTAACACCACAAGAATTTCGGATTACGTCTATGACACAGACCTGAAACTTTGCTACGACATAACCAGAAATTTTTTCTATACAAAATCGGTGTACGACGCCAATATGTTAGAAAAGATTCGGCGAGTTGCTAACAAAGATATGTTAATAAATGCATTTGGTGAAATCAAGAAGCATATTGATGCTCCGATAATCACTAAGATGTGTGACGATATTGACTTTGTTATTAGACAAAGTAAACCGGATGATGACCAATGGCCACTCACTAGCGAATATGACTGGCGAATGAAAGATGAACTTCTAAATCCAAGAGATTGGGCTACTAATGGAATTAATCTCAGTAATATGAATGATTTCGGTTTCTTAGCCAGACCTTCAAACTTTCGAAATTTCTCCGATGAAGAAATCCATCAATTCTTAAGCAATTATCGCATCGTCAATAAGATATGTGATATGGCTCTGTTAAACATGGTCGAAAATTTTGGATTCCCACCAATTAAAGAGGGAACCAGTGTTGCGCACGATGTATTGGAAATGGACCGCAGAGGCATCATAGACGGATATTACATATGTGGAGACAATGACGATATTGAGCGAGATACTGCATTCAAAGTAGCAGTGAAGATGAAAGATACGATATATATCCCGGTTCATGTGTATCGAGACGAAGAAAAGTCAATCGTAACTATGGTGAAAATGTTTGATAACGATGTTCACAAGAATTACTTCATTCATATATCTGACATTTTCTTACGTTCCAGAGAAAGAAAATTGCCGAAGATGCCTGTACGGAGAATCACATTCTACAGAACCAAAACGGTTTTGGAATCGACAATTGAAGGTATTTCTGTCAGTAGAACTGGAGAAATCGATTTAGACATATCTTAGAATCGAAAATATATATTATATAGGTATAAGACGCAGTGAAATTAGTAGCTGCGACTTAAATCTAATAAATGTGGGGGGAGGTAAATGAAACGTAAAACCACCCTCCTGTTACTGAAAGGAGGTGACGACCATGGGTGACAATAGCACTTGTGGAACTCGCCGCTAATCAGTAGCAGCAGTTCAAAAAACGGTTAAACCGGGGAGCAAATTCTATCAGATTGCTCCCCGGTTTTTTTTTCTCGTTTTAATCCCAAATTACTTAGAGGTAAGTTCGTCCGCCTTAGGCTTATTTTTTTTGGTACTCATAAGACCTCCAGCGTCATTACCATTCCTTTTAGAATCGGCTTCAGCCTTACCTCCAGCCGCTGATACGGTAATCTTATTCTCAACGACGGCAGTCTCAACTTTAACCGATTCTTTTTCAGCAGGTTTTTCAGTTTTTGCTTCAGGCGCAGGAGTTTCGACTTTGGCATTTTTCTTCGGCAGAGGCTTAATATCTTCATCAGGTTTCTTAACCTTTTTAAGACCTTCACCACCATCGCCATTGATGTCGACATTGTAGTTCGAAAGACTGAGTTTAACTTCAGACTTATTATTCAGAATTTCCGTAACGTGATAACCCTTTTGCAAGAGAATCGCAATCGTTTTAACGGTCATAATCTGAGGAAGAGTGGGTCCATAGATTCCACCGAGCGGCATAATCGGACCACGATCTGTAACTTTTACAAGTTTCTTGTCTACGAATGTAGTCATATCAGTTTCCATTAGTTTCATCCTTTCTTAAACTTCTTCAGTGGGCGGTATATACGCCTCGCAACATTCTTCCACTGACATATCTTTCTCGTTACCCTGTTCGTCGCGACCACGAATAATTCCTTGAATAATCGCTTCATTATCCAAATCGATGTCGGATTCGGGAAGAGCATCGATCAACTTGCCAATATCTTCATCGCAGTAATCGTCGTCTTCATGCCAACATTCCGGAGCATCGCATTCTTCGAGCATGATATCTCTCTGAGGTGCGCGTTCAATAGCATCAAGGACAAATCCTTCAAACGAAGCATCTGCCTTTTTAGTTGCCAATTGTGAACGTAATGTCTTAAGCATCTCAAATTCCTCCATTCTTCAGTGTGAGATTTTAAGTTTTTGTCGAAGCTGTTCATTCTCAACATAATTATTGTTTGTCTTGGTAACAGACTTCTTGTATTGATAAAGAATGTACAGGAATAGAGGTATCAAGACATAATCCAAGTATGTGGGTCTAACGCGAATTTTGTCATTGAAATTACCTAAAAGTTTTCCTACACTTTCAATATCATTATTGATGTATTTCACCAAGACATTGTAGATCAAATTTGTGGTATCAACGTTTCCATTAGAGCAGATTGCTTCAAACAAATCTTGAGGTATTAACGGATGAATCTGTCTACCAAATGGATTTATATGTCGTTCACTTATCGTTATTCCGGAAGTGTCAAAATCTCCATAGAACTGGAATATTGAATCGGTGAAAGTGGGAATAGTATCATAATACCGCATAAATCTTGGTGATTGAATCAATTCCAAATCTTTGTTAATGACAACCGATTGAATTGAGTTTGCGTTATAGAAGAACTCAAATTCCGGTCTGGTTTCTACATAGAACTTATAATTCCAAAAGTTTCTTGGATTCTGAGCAAATATCGATTGCTCATTACAGAAGTAATTCACATAAGCATCATACAGCATATTGTAACCATGTGGATTCTTAACCATCAACGCATTATATTTCTCATTATAGAAGAAAGTGAGATATTTCCTTGATAATTCATCTGCCATTTTCTGGAGCTTATTAGTAATATCATAATTCTCTTCCTTTATGAGAAATGCGTCTTGTGTTCCATAATTGTCGTAAACGCAAATGAATGTGTCGTTTACCTTCTTAAGATAATCCTCGTAATAATAACCATTATCGACACCTTTTACCACAAAATTAATCTTGTAATAGTTCTTCGCAAGAATTGTGTCGTAATGAATTTCGATTACACGGAAAAACCATTTCTTTCCAAGAGCTGTTGCAATAAATGCATCATCCGGTAACGGAGTTATAGTTTGTGGAAGAATTATTGCCTCACCCTCGTAGTTTGTCTGTAAACCAACATCATCATTATCTTCGATATCGAGAAGAATCTGCTCGAGACCAAACAGAGGAAAATCTTTAATGAGATTGTATCTGAACGGTGAGCTGTCTCCAGTCAATTTATCAATGTTTAACAAACCGGTATCTTCCGTAGTTAATGCTTTAACTATGTGAAAGTATTCAGTGAATATTGGAAGTTCACTGAGATATTTCGCATACTGGCTATGGACTTTCTGCTCGAACTCAGAATGATTATCATGATAAATTTGCTTCTCAAAACCTGTTCCGAACATCTGTCCTCGTAATAATTGACCCATTTCTTCACCTTCTTTCTGTGTAGTGTATTATCGCTTTGTCTTCAGCCCAAATCAGCCGATATTCACATCAGAATACACGCAATGATTCGATGTATATATCTTGACCAGTACATTTTTAATGAAATTTTAATAATTGGTTTGGTGTAACTCAAATATTGCTTGATTTAAGCAAAATAAGATACGGTTATTTCCTAAAAGCTGCGGACATAGTGGTAAACTCAATCTCAAAGGAGGAATCCACTAATGTATACTAAACATCTAATCGCGGCGATCTGTGTAACTGGTGCGATGCTGATTGGAGCCGGAATCAATCACAACTTCTTCAATCCTCGAGTCAATCCGGCGACAGATGAACAGATTGTTCAGACAAACGTTGCGGAAGCGGAACCCCTTGTAGAAATAGACAAATTTGCAGACTTGGTTTGCGTCTCTACACAAGATGTTCCGATGTATGCCGAACCCGATTCTTCGGCTCGACTCATTGGCACGCTTCCTAGTGGTACTGCTATCTCGGTCAGCCCCATTAATCCACAATGGGGAGTAGCTGGCGAATACAGAGCGTACTGCGAACTTGACAAATTTGAGAAGCCTTCGACAGAAAAAATCGTCGGCGTGTTATTCACTCGAAACGAACTCGACGCGATATGTTACAAACAGCCTGCTGAAGACGACAAACCGATACAATTAGACAAGTACAATACATACGAGATTGTTCCGTTAATCTACAACAGCAACTTCTATTGCATCGGCGAAGCAGCATATATTGAAAAACGATTCGTTAAAGTCGATTACTATCCCAGTTCGTATTACTATGAACACGTCAAACCGTTTCTTAGCAGTGGCAAAATCGAACATTACAGAGTCAACCTTATTCCACCGGTTTATCCGCTTTCAGACGTAATAACCGAACGATGTGGATTGAGTATGGATGAACTGGAATCGATTGTTGCCGGAACCGGTCTCGAAGGGTTAGGTCATGTGTTCTACGAAATGGAATCCACATACGGAGTCAATGCCGTATTTGCTTTGGCTGTTGCACAACTCGAAAGCGGTCATGGGACTTCATTTATGGCGTTGAATGATAATAACCTTTTCGGAATGATGGGATTAAGTTACAGCTCGAAAAAAGAAAATATCGATGCATTCGGGCAACTTATCAATGAGTGTTATTTTGCACGCGGCTTAGATACGGTCAGTTCGATCAACCCCGTCTACTGCCCGGATAACTATAACTGGGCTCCGCAAGTTAGGTCACTTATGGAAAGAAATTTTGCAAAAGTCAACAGATAAAAGGAATCGCTAATCTATTATAAATGCAGTCACAACTAACTATAGGAGTGGCTGTATTTTAACGCGATTTCTAAGTATATATTATAAACTCGGTTACGACCACAAATTAAAGAAGGAGGCGCATTACTCATGGAAGTAAGCAGCGAGGAAATTCGCTTGTACCGTGCAGTCGGCGAAGAAAGCACGGTCAAATCGGCAGCGAGCAAATTGCCCGATCCGTTTGAAGACAACGACGAATTCGAAAAAGAAGAGGAGGCAGAGCCGGTGGTTAAACCTGAACCTACTCCGAAACCCAAGCAGCAAGTACATCAACCGCGTCAACAACAGCGCGAACAGCGTCAGCCGAATCCGCAACCGCAACGTCCGAAAGACGGAGGTGGTAAACCTTTCACTCGTCCACAATCCGACGTGAGCGATCCGAATGGTTTGTATAACTACGAAGGCGGATGTGTCATTGGGAACCGCGCGAACGACAATCGTCTCGGACTCGATCCCAGTGGGTCGATCTTCACGTTCACGAGTCGCGACATTTCGACGTATTTCGAAAAATACTTCGAGCATCACGGTTACCGCTACATCTATTTCGGGGATGGCGCTGCAGTACTGAACGACATTCCCAAGATGTATCTCATCTTTCCGAAGATGGAACATCTTGTCGTGAATGGTCGCTCGGCTAACGACATCGAACTCGAATTGCTCGGCGGCAAAGCGCGTGGCGCACACGTTCGTTTGGATGCAAAATTGAAAGAGCTTGTCAAACCGTTTGTCGATACGAGCAAACTCGTAGTGAACGAGTCTCAGAAACGCGACAAAAACGGCAGAGCATTTTGCTATATCGAACTCAACCCGGACGCCGTTCTGAGTGCGCTGTTCTTGCACAACAGAGCTTACCGTGTCATTCTGCTCGATACAGCTCAGCAAGGCAGCAATGTGATGTACCGAGTCGCACGTTTGCGCGAACTCGGCAATGGCGGCAGTGACATCCGCGAAATCATCGAACACATCACGACGAAATAAAATCTGACAAGGAAACACACGTTAAGGGCGGGAACCTTTCCCGCCCAATATTTTTTATCTGAAGAAGGGATTGAAATGATTTCAAGTTCATCTGAAACGATTGATAAGATATTCAATGCTCACAAGATTAAGTTCGAAAAAATGAATCTTCTATTTGGTTCTGTTGGTATTAGAGAAGTAATAGATCGAGTAAATATATTCATCAATCTCGAATCAATTATTCATTGCATACATAACCAAACCGTAGAAGAATTCATTCTTTCTATGGATAAAACTGAAACCAAGAACTTTCATTTTTCCATTATCAGTAACATTCTGAATCTTGCCGGGCATTATCGTCGATTCTTTACCAAAAACAGAATCAAGACTAATATCGTTCTATTCATGAATGAATACGATAAATACACGACACTGAATAATACGATGTTTCTTAAACACTATCGCGAGAGATTCATTTACGATTACACCGACAATCCAAACTACGAGGCAACTAATATGGTTCTGGAGTCTGTCATCAAAGCTCTCAGAACCATAGTGGGTTATGTGGAAGGTGTATATTTGGTAACATCAAATAGACTCGAAAGTTCTCTCGTTCCTCTGTTGTTATGCAACTCTAAAGCACTCGATGGTCAATTGAATATTTTGATAACCAGAGACGAATACGATTTGCAATACGTCAACAAGAACTTCTTGGTTATGTATCCAAAAGGTGACGAAAGTTACATAGTAACCAAAGAGAATCTTTTTACCATCATCAGAGAGAAACACGATATAAAGAATTCACACAAACTTCCTGCATACCTGATTACTTTCATTCTTGCCATAGTTGGAGATAAACGTCGCGGTATCGGAAAGATCAAAGGTTGTGGATGGAAAACCATATACAAGAGATTACACAAATTGTTCAAAGAGCTGGATATAAGTGAAGCTGAAATAATTGGATTAGAACACCTTATAATGGCAATCAAAGACGGTCCTAATGATGATAACAAAGAGCGAATTGCTAACAGTATCATGTGCGTCGATTTAGACAGACAACTTGGCATGGTCTCAGAACCGCAACAACTCAACATAACGAAACAGCTTGTGGATAAGTATGAGAATGACGCATTGAAAAATCTGAATTCTAAATATTTCGAGATGAGTCCAATTAATGTCGTCGAACTGAATCAATATTCTGCACGTTCGAAAAAATCATTATTTTAAGGAGGGGTTTAGTTCCCTCCTTTGTTATCTATCTTTTTCATGTATTATAGCAATATACCTAATTTTCCGATCTGACATCGCCCCCACCTATGAATATATATTATCGTGGTGTATGAGAGTTTAGTAGGAGTTCTCTTGTACTAAATTGACGAAAACCTACGATCCACATCTTTAAGGAGGATGTTTATCATGGAAAAGACTTCGGCAATCGCAATCGCAACGTTCGCAATGTTGAATGGTTTTGTCGACCTGCACGACAACAAAGCCAAACAACTCGATGTTGCAATCATTGCGGAAAACGACAACGGCAACTGGTTCCCCTGCTTCGCCACGAGAAAAGCGCGTTACTTCAGCGTCAACCCTCTCTGGAAAAGCAAAGGACAGGTAACACTGTCCAAAGCGGCTTTGGGACCGGTCGTTGACATGCGCGTTGATTCGCTGGAAACAGCGATCGAGAAACTCAACGCGTTTTATGCGACCCCGTCAATCGACAACGGTTTCGAACGCTGGTATTTCGAACTCGTCGAAAAACCGGTTGTTAAAACCCGCTTTGAAAAAATGATTGACGATTTCAACAATTCGCAAAAATTGATCCACATCAATCTCGTCGAAGCTTAAAACCAAAAAGAGTCCGCGCCGTATTACGGTATCGGACGCCGCATTCAACAAATGCGGTGCGGATTCTTTTTCCCAAAATTTATGCTCTCTAACTTTTTTGTAAAGGAGGAGATTTGAATGGTAAAAGAGCTGTACGAAAAAGAAGTCGCTGCGATGTCTCATAAACTCTATCGTTACCGTATCTCAAAATTTGAGTTATTGGCACCGGAACTTGAAGGACCTGTTGATATGGTCCCAGGTTCAATAAGCGAGATGTATATCGGCAAAGATTACGACAATAATTTGTACCCGATGCTTATGATCCATTTCGTCGTCAATCCAAAAGTCAAAGAATTCATTGAAGTTCGTCGAAATGAGGTCAAATTCCATATCGCTCTCAGATGTGAAGGTTATGACGTGTCAGGTTCCGGTTCTCGTACTGAACCCGTCAGTAGCGAAACAGTATTCGACACGATTTTCATTCCGGTAATCGCAAGCAACGTTCCGTTTATGGATGCGGCTATTTACAATATGACCGTGAATGATTTACAGAATATTGCTGCCGCTGGTGGAAGCGTTAATGATCTTGGCGGTAAAAATATGCCGGCAGACGTGAGAGAACGTGTAAGCTACTATTTCTACGTCGAGAGAGATTTGGTCAACAGCAAGAACGTAGTTAACAAAGTTTATTCAAATACAGATATTCCTACAATCTGTGCGGATATGTTATCTAAGAACGGATTCGATGCAATACTCATGAGTCCGTCAGATAACAAAGATCCGATAGACCAATGCATTATTCAACCTCAAAACCTGTTGAATTTATTCCAGTATCTTTCTGATATATACGGAATGCATCAAACTGGTACGTTAACTTTTTTCGATTACCGCTGTGTATATATCATGAATAAGACTGGACATCCAGACTGTGTTGAAGAAGGTGAGTACCCGACTACTATATTCACTGTCAATAAAACGAAACTGTCAGAAAGTTGGCTGTCTGGTACTACAACCTGTGATGAACGAAAAGAGTATTACATTTTCCCTGACCCACATCGTGTTACAATGCATAATCCTGCGGCAATCAATGACCACATAATGGGGAATAACTTGACCGCATTAAATGCAAAGACCAACGCTCCAACTCATATTGAAGGGACTGGAGAGCAACGTGGTAAAGGAAACACGCGAGTCGATAACAACGCTAACGCGAATCCTTATATGCAGACTCAATACGCTAACGATATACAAGAAGGAAACATCACGGTCCGGATGACTGTGTTTGATCCATATATGTGGGCGCTAACCCCCAATAAGGAATTTATCCTACATTATCTCGATTCCAACATCGATCCAAATTACAGCGGGTATTACAGAATAAGAAAAACGGATTTCATCTTCAATCGCAACGGCGAGCAGTTGACATTAACAGCAAATATCTATATGGTTAAGAAAGAACCTATAGACGACGCAATCAAACGCGCGATTGAAACTCAAGTTGTTCCGTCACCGTTATTGGTTCAATCCACATCGGGTGGAGTTACTGGTGGGAAGGGGCTTCCCGGAGTTGGTTAAAAACGGGGTCAAAGAGAAGAATCTTGGATTTAGATTCTTCTCTTTAATCATCATTTTTTTGCTTTATCGGGTTTCTCGGCTTTATCTGCAGCAATGTGAGCCAAAGCAACTACATTACGTAATGTTTTGATATATGACACGAAACGCTCTTCAGCTATTGTGAGCATTGCTGTAGCAACCTTAACTTTAACCTGATAATAGTATTTAGCAGCAAGAGCTCTAGAAATTTTATCGTCTTTAGCTTTCTTATCATCAGCTTCTTTTTTCTCACGAGCTTTTCTTTCCTCTTCAGTCTCAGGTTTTGTTTCTTTCTTATCATCATTAGCAACAGTTGCACCAGCAGCTTTAGCAGCGTCTTGTCCTTCTTTCTTCTCCTTATTAGCCTTTTCTTTATTCGCATCACCTTCTGCTTCTTTGAGCACAAGGAATTTAGCATTACCTTTAGAATCAATAAACGGTAACCAAGCCAGACCAGTTTCTTCCAATAATGCTTGTTCAGAAAGAACGTAAGAATATGACGCTTCTTTTGATGCTTCGTAAGCTTTATCCATCTTTTCCATTTCTTCGGTCATTTTATCAATCTGATCTTTTATGTGATGGCATGTATCAGTATATTCTTTACACCATTCCACCATCATTGTAACTTGCTTCTTAACATCTGCACCATTTGAATACGTTTCAACTGTATTCGAACCACCTCGGAAATATATCTTCGTGCCTTCAGTAATATCTTTCGTGGCAGATAATTTGCAAATTCCGGGGTACATCAATTCGGCAACTTCTCCAAGTGTTTTGAATTTCTCAGTGCCAAGTCTTGCATCATCTGGTGACACGCTGGTTCTAGGTATATCGTACTTATTTTGTTTATGATATGCAAGCATCGTAATCTTAATATTATCATATGCTTCAGCATTAACTTCATTAAGTTTGCCCGAGTATTTATCAAACCATTCTTGATTAGAGTTAAAAAGATTAGATGCTTTATCCATAAACTTTGCAATGATAGTGTGGATGAACTCAATTATCTTGGAGAATGTGGATTCTTTTGCATCTTGTCCTGATTTCTCCTTCACTTCTACATCTTCCATGAGAATGTAGCCGCGACGATAACCTTCGGCCAAAACATCAATTTCATCGAGATATTCACGGAAATGAGCATCCCATTTAGCAACTTCAATCTCATGCATCGCTTCCATAGCTTGAATCGAATAGTCGTCGACATCTCCAACATGAATTTTAGGAAGATTTTCCATAGCAGGAATAATTCCGACTGATTCTTGAAGTTTCATCTTCTTTTTATGCTTAGCATAAACCCAAATGTAATTCACAAGAATCCCTTTATTGAAAAAACTCGGTTTGGGTATACTATACACAAAATCTTTTGATTTGGAATTGGCAAGTCTGACAGCATTTTTAGCATCTTTCTCTGCATCTCCACGACCTGCAGCCTTGAAAATAGCAACACAATTTTCGCCACCATATTGTATTTCTGACTTAAAAGATGTATTCGTTGTTTTAACTATAGCCTTGAGTTCATTGAACGCTTTTATTCTCTCATGTGTCGATAATTCTTCACCTTTAAATGCGTTCAAACCATATTCAGTCATCCAGTCAGTATAACCATCTTGAATTATCGATACTGACTCTTTAGAAGATTTAACACTATCTGTCTCTCTTTCATTAAATGGACTGATCGCTTTTCTAATAACTGATGTATAGAAACTGATGGCTTCTTTTATGGCTTCGATTTTTGTAGTATATGCTTTCGTATACATACCAGCTATCTCTCTACACATCCTATAGCAGAAGTTGTAATAAGCAGTGAGTTTTTTGTAATACTCTGTGGAATATCCTTCTTCATCCGATTCATCCGCTGTAAAATCGCCTTTTTTGAGATCTGTCGATAACTTATAATGCTTTATGCGTTTATCATCAGAATCGACATATTCATATTTGGGTAGACTATAGAAGAATTTTTCCATGTCATCTAAGACACTCTGTACGTTATAACCATCTTCTTTAACATCCGGTAACATCGCTTTGCATCTTTTAAATTCATCGATAAAACTATTCACTGTTCCAGAATTGACTTTGATGTTGCTTGTGGAAGTTTTTCCATTGCGAAATCGTTTATTCATTTCATCAATAAATTTCTCCGGCCTAATAAATCCAGACGTTTTTCCACATAGTGTGCTACGAAGTTTCCCTAATGACTCTTTACCCATTTCTTTGGAAATCATTGTTTGAATATCACTATACTCCTTGCTGTTGATAGTTTTGATATTCTTGTTATATTGATTAATGATATTCGTTATTCCCGAACTGTCTATGGGTTGACTGTCAATAGTATATGTATATCCATTAACCTCAAACTCCTTGAAGTTTTGAATATTTTCTTTGTATCTATCGATGAATTTCTCGAAATCTGTCACATATGACATAAGGTAGTAAAACGTATTCTTGATAAATGCAGCGATTTTCTTAATGATCGTTTTGAAAAACTCACAGGCTGATTTTAACATATCTCCTAAACCTTCAAGAGCAATTTCCATATCGTTACATGATACCGCATGATATAATGCACTCATTGATTCAGCCATTGTTCTATACGAATCATCTTCAGTGTTATCAATAAACAAATTGATTGTCGCTATACCACCAGAAGGTTCAGCAACATTAAACACGGATGAGTTTATAATTGAAGGTTCTGTGTTTTTGAATTTAAACATTCCTATTCCTCCTTTCTTTAACGTCACAAAGGACACACAGTACATTATCTGTGTGTCCTTTTATTCACTGCGTCGTTAAGTGGTTTACCATCCTCTGACCCATGTTTCCATCAATGAAACATTATTTTTGGTATGACGATAACCGCTTCCAGATTCTTTTACACTATAACGCACGAACTGCCCCAAAATGCTACGGCATTCATCCACGATTTCTTGATACATCTCTTTCGTTATTGAGGCAGCCGCCGTTTGATATGACAAAGCGTATTTGGCGACAGACGCGGCTCCGTTTACACCTCTTCTATATGCATCAACATCATACTGTTCTTTATTAACGTTATCGATCAAGTTCGATACTTTTTCAGCATACGAATCTGCGTCTTCGGAAATAGCATTCGCATTTTCTTCTATTTCACTAATAATGGTCTTTTCATCTTCAACCCATCGAATCATTTCATCACGGGAAAAAGTGTTTTTTGAACCAAAACCTTTACAAGATTTCTTTTCACCATTTGTGATAGCTTTCTTAAGTGCTGTTTTGAATTTAGAGATCGTTGTTGTCCCAGTGGCACTTTCGCCTTTCAAACTTTTAAACATTCGTGCGTCGATAGATTTTTTCAGTTTTTTGACTTCATCGTCGGTACCACCCCAAGCGGCGTCGTCGCTGTCTCCAGATTCTCGAACGATGCGCCAACTTTCCTCTGCTTGTGTAGCAGCGTTTCCACCTGTAGCAGCGTTTCCACCTGTAGCAGCGTTTCCACCTGTAGCAGCGTTTCCACCTGCCTTTTTAGCAATTTTTTCCACAAGTTTATCGAAATCGATCGAATCACTAAAAGTGTTACTGTCGTCTCTAACTTGCTTCATAGGGTGGAGATTCCAAGCATGAGCTTCAAACTCAAAATCTTTGTCTTCTTTGCCTTTAATGTATTCTTTATATTTCTTGATGAAACTCGCATTGCTAGAGAACATAGCACGGAAAAACTTGACAACGGAATTAAACCACGATTTTATCTTTTTTCCGATGGAGATAAAAAAATCTTTGATTTTCTTCCAAGCACTAGCAATGACGCCTTCGTACATAACAACTTTCTGAGTTGCACTGTGTTTAGTGTCCATAATCCAGTTTTCGTACATATTTGCCATCATAACTTCGGAATCACCAAAATAAATTTCCAGATCACAGAAAGATTCGTGCATTGCGAAAGCGAGACCGTCATGCGGAACATCAAATGTATTACCAGAACCAATAGGTCTAGCGTTTCCAAAAAATCTCATTACAATTCCTCCTTTCATTTAGTCTTCAGGTTCAGTATAGTGCAGTGCAGCTGAGAAACATGATTTATACTGAGAGGCACGGGCTTTAATACAATCCTTGTATACGTCAAAATACGTCATGTAAGCATCTTTAGCGATTGTAAACACTTTGATTCTATTAGACGCACCTGTCTTGTTATTCTCGTCTTCAATATCTTTAGACTTGATCAAATCGATTTCATCGTCAAATTCAGACAATAAAGTGTCTTTGGCTTCTTCAATGTTGTCAAGCGTCTCTTTATAATCTTCAAGAGCTTTGATTATTTTAGACATGTCAGGGGACTTGGTTTCTTTCGGCTCTTCACGATTACCCTGTAATTTTTTTCTCAAGGCCTTCCTGAAAGACTCCGTGCTTTTCGAGTTTGAATTACCTACAAGGAACGCGTAAATTTCGAGCATAATATTTTTCTTCTGTGTAGACGTGATGCTCTCAGCTTTGGGACGTGCATTAGTAGAGCCGCTGTCACCACCGCCGCCGTCACCGCTGTCACCACCGCCGCCGTCACCGCTGTCACCACCGCCGCCGTCACCGCTGTCACCACCGCCGCCGTCACCGCTGTCACCACCGCCGCCGTCACCGCTGTCACCACCGCCTTGAGGAGGAGGGTCGGGAGGAGGGGTCGGATTAGAGTTGCGGTTTCGTCGGGTTGTTTTTGCTTCTAGCGCCGCAACCCAATCGTTGCTAAAAAATCTGAGCGCTTCGTAAGCAATAGCCACTCCACCTTTTTCAGCTAAATCTATAGCTTTATTCATGATATCTTTCCATGTTTTTCCAAAATCGACATCAATATTCCAGTCATAGAGATCGTATTTGAAGTTTGTGAGAGTTTTACCAGTAACCTCCTCCTTGTACTTTTCGACAAATTTCGCTTCGCTTTTAAAAAACGCATCGAAATATTGCATCGCGGAATGGAAGAAGGCTTTGATCTTTTCTTTGAGCTTTTCCAGAAGACTAATCAATTTCTTCTTTATATCTCCCAAAAAACCTTCCATAACAGGCGTTTTCATGAATTTGGAAACCGACTCTTGAGCAATCTCCGGTCCGCCGTTTTCATGATATGCTCTGGAATACATATTAACGAGTCTTGAATTAGCTCTGGCTTCAATCCCCTCAATAACGGCAATGTCATGATACGCTTCTTCAAAAGCTGCAAGGAGCCCATCATTTTCAACCGTATAATCAGAAGGGTTAAAACCATAACCATGACCAACAGGTTTCCCTTTGTTCCACATCATCATGGGATTTCAACTCCTTATCAATTTTATCTTGTTGTTGAAAGTATTCAATTGTGCATTCTACTAATTCATTTAGCATTATAATGGAGCGCAGCGCTCAAACACCGTTTATATGTGTTGTTTCGCTCGATCATTACGTCCTTTACTAAATTGAAATATTCCATGAATACATTTTTTGCGATAGTAAATACTTCAACGTGGTTACGAATACGAATAGCATTATTGTTATCTGATTTGTCCATTCCATTTACAATGTCGATTTCTTCATCAAAATCGTTTTGGAATGTGTTCATAATGTCTTTAATATCACCAAGTTGTTTGTTTGAGTTCTTAAGCGTATCTATCATGTCACCAATATTAGGCTCAATATCCTTTGGGGAAGTCTTCCCATCGCGCAATGATTTCTTGACTTGTGTATCAAAAGCACCTTCTCCAGTATCGCTAAATCTTCCAATTTCCCATATGCAAAATTGCCTGATTGCCCTACGTTGAGCTTTCGTAATTCGCTTAGCCTCCAATTGTTCCGGAGGTAAATCATCATCAGACTCTTTATCATCAGACTCTTTATCTTTATTAACCACCCAGTATTCATCAGGAAGATCATCATCGTCATCATCATCGTCATCATTGTGAGAATAAGCGGTTCTCTCATCATCATCGTCATAATAATGAAGATTACTTTGATCAGCACGGGATTGATCAGGATTATAGTATTGATCACGTTTTGCACCAGGGCTTCCCCCAGGTTTTTCCTCGCTAGAACTTTTTACATCTTGGTCATCATTTTTCTTTTTATTCTTAGATGATTCTGTCAGAACGAGTAGTGCGTCTATCCAACTTACATTACAATTCATCCCGTAAGATTCTTTAATAGCAAGATCGACATGTTCATGTCGCGCCTTTTTAATAGCTATAGATTTCATACGTTCCCAAAATCCATTAATATTCGAAATTCCACCATCAAGTTTCTTATAAGTATACATTTCGTACTTAAAACCTTGAAGTTTCCCTTCCGAATCTTTCTTTCTCAGCTCATCTTCGTATTTCTCAGCAAATGCTTTGTCGCTTTTAAAAAACGCATCGAAATATTGTATCGCGGAATGGAAGAAGGCTTTGATCTTTTCTTTGAGCTTTTTCAGAAGACTAACCAAGCGCGCTTTCATATTACCGAAAAATCCTTCTAATACAACAGAATTTCTAAGGTTTTCAATAGCTTCTTGAGTTGCAGCCATTCCACCCTTACGATACGCCTCTGAGAAAACATTTACACCGTGAGTATTCATAACAGCAAGCATTCCGTCTATTTGTATTAAATCATGGAATGCTTCTTGGAATGCGTACAGATGACCATCGCCTTCGAACGTGTAGTCATTGTAGTTGATGTTATCTCCAGTAGGAGATGTCCTCATAAATCCAAACATTATTTACCACCCCCATATTCCTATGAGGAAAGATTTTTTTGTTTGTTCACAGAACGTTTGATACTCTTGGCAAACTTAGCTCGTTCCGTGGGACTTATAGTAACAGTTATTCCAGCACCAATAAGAATAAGCACTACCCCTGCCGCCACTGAGAGAAGAATCATTATGACACCAACAGATACACCTGCGGCAATAATTCCGCCCCCAATTACTGACGGTAAGAAACCAAGTATCTTTCCGAGCAAGTCTAATAACGCGACACCGTAAGATTTTGAAGAGCTGTCCATAGAGAAAGTATCTACGATGGAATGCCCGATATTAGAAACTTTCTTATTAGAATGAGCTTTCAATTCGTGACCGATGTTAATCAGTTGGTCGATATCGGTTATTGCATTAGAAGAGTCACCAAATCGTTCCATAACATTTTCAAAATTTTTGAAACTTCCGTTTACAAACATCATTAGAATACCCCCCCTTATCTGAGAGGTTGTAATTAGAAATCGAAGCCTTGAGGTGCTTGCGTGGGTTCAGTAGACGCCACGTCATCTTTCACCTTGCGAACAGTTATCTTCGCATTTTCTTCCTTGATCTGTTCCTTGGCTTCTTTTTCTCCGCGAGATTGGTTTACCCGAATCTTGTCAGAAAGAGAATCCAAACGCTCAATCCATTTATTTTGCTTCTCGATAATGTCTTTCTTCTTGGCTTCGTCAAATTTCGGATTGTTCCGAACTTCTACCTCGTTGATCTTAATATACATTGAGAGCTGGTCGAGGTAGTCAGAGATCTTCATTCGTGTATAATAGAAGTAAAAAACCAGTTCCCTAATAATCGGTATAAAAGCCAGAATCAAACCGGCTCCAACCAAAGCGGATAATGCCGTAGCTAAAACTTCTTCTTTAGCAATGGTCATCGCTCCACTGTCGAAAAATGCTTGTTCATTAGCGGCATGTAAAGCTTTTTGCAAACTTCCCTTTTCAACCGCTTTGTTAAATCGTTTAAGCATATTCAACGAATGTCTCGAACATGCCTCCTTAGTCCTAACGACCGAAGTTGCTGTTACAGTAATCAGCACAGAAGTCGCATCGACAATGGCATGTACAGTTGTTTCATATAGAAGAATTACTACATCCGACTCCAACTTGTAACCTTCTTCAAAAGATTTCTTCATTTTGATAACGTTATGTTTAGCTGTGTCAATGATGTCCAATTCTTCTCCAACTTTGATTTCATCCTTCAAAAATGTGTGAGTCTTTTCGAGTTCATCATAAAAGCTCAAGTTTTTGAAATCTCCACGAGAAGCATCAATGATTTCATAGTTAACCTTACGAAATTCGTTAATCTGTTTATACAAAGTCCCCAGTAACGAACTGTGTACTTGAGGCTTTGCCGCTTCCAATAACATCGTAAGGTCATATTGCTCCTCTATCGGAGTATTCGCTCTAAGAATATTAACAGCTTCTAACGGTTCGTCATACATCTCTTGTCACCTCCTAGACACGCTGAACTGCTTTGAGAATATCACGGAAATTCCTTGCGGCATCCGAATTCTCTTTCTGCAATCCACTGAACGAAAGAGTGTCGAAAGATTTCTGACCGTCATATTTGAAATGCACTATCTCTGTAGATTCATCAACAACGATAAAGCACAGCAAATAGTAACGATTCATAACGTCTTCAGCGAATCTCGGTTCCATAAGATTGAACCCAAAGGTATTCTTGATATAATCAACTTCCTGTTGCGTTATTGCAATAGAAGCATTTGGCAGAATTCGATTTTTCATAAAGACACGTGCTTTGAAGTTAGCGATAACGCGCATACGTTGAAGACGGTTCCACCAAGGTGAACCACCACCCTGTTCTTGGCTTACAGCTTCTTTACTATCCTTAAGATTCAGAAGAAAATCGGAGAAGAAATTGATTTCGCCAGTAGTCCATCTGATGAATCTAAAAAGTTCATCGTGATAACGACAGGCATTAGTTACTTCATTCACCATCTCTTCCGAATTTATCGGATGCATCGTGGCTTTAACACCAACAACAAAATCAACGTAATAAGCTCCACCATCTGACTTTTTGCTTTTGTCACGAGCAATTACTCGAATGTGAAGAAGTGTCGGAGCAAGCTCGTTCGCTTTCTTCACTTCATTATTCATAAGCAAATCTCTCATGACAACCTGTCTTCCGGCTGCAATCTCATTCTTGTCGCGTTCTACACGTTGGGTCACAACGATATTATTCTTGAATTCGTGTTGGGATTTTTGCTGAAATTCCTTTTTCTTGCCTTTTTTAGAATTAGTATGTTCAGTAGAGTTCGAGTTATCAGAAGGTCTGGTATATTTGATAAATTTGATTTTGCTGGCATCAGCGTCGGTATACCCAGTTAAATCTGTATCTTTATCAAAAGGTGCCCAATTATCACCTTCTGGTCGTTTTCCCCATTCGGATTCAACCTTTTGCTTACTGGCGCTATCGTACCATGTTTTAGTTGATCGTCTTTGTTTAGCTTCAGTAATCGCGTCAAGTTTTTCTTGAACAATCTGATGAATTTCAGAAGGTGTATATTCCTTATGAAATTGATTGTCCTTGACATACTTTGCAGCAACTACAGAATTCAAACTTCCAGAACGCCAATCTATACCATATTCAGTAAGCTCTTCTTTGACAATCTGTAACCCGGCATCTGAGGTCACGTATACTTGCGTAAGTATACAAGATTCATTAGCTGCGTCACGAGAATTGACAAAATGAACTGCTTGACCAAACACATCGTCTTTAGTATCAGCATTAGTGTGAAAACGTCTGATATATTCAGCAGCACCTTTATCGTTAGCAGTGTCCATTTCTGGATTCATAGTAAGAACTATCTGAGCAAACGAAGCTGCATTAGTTTCGGTAGCTTTCGCTATCTTCTGTGCAGTTTCGAAGCTGATTGCTCTAGAAACCAAGAGAGGAAACTGTAACGTTCCGTCTGCTGCTTTACGAGATAAAGACCCCGCATTTTTATCAGCGTCATCAAATCTTTTCAGAAAAGTGTCTTCCAAATCCATAAGTCCTTGGTCACAGATTTCGAAAATATCTCGTGCAATACCCATCCCATCACACCTCCTTATTCGTTAGAGTATTACTTGTTTGTTTTTAGCAATAAAACGCCAAAAAAGAAACCGGCTGGCACAGGAAAGCCGATTTCTCAGTTTAGTTTATTCGTGATAATAGTGATACTCTACAGAGTTACTAATCGTAATACTACAATTTTCACAGTTTTCCATCTTGACAGAATAAGAGAATTCGTTGCCTTTTTGTGGAGATTGTTCATATTCGCGCTCTGCCAAGCGACGCTCTTCTCTCTCCTTCTGTTTGCGACGTTCTTCGCGCTCCTCTTTCGTCAAATAGTAATGACCAATGAGTAACGCTAAATCGAATACCTTCTCAATCATATAAACGACTCCTCTCATCATATAAAAGCTATTTTGTTAGAGTATCGCTCATATTCTTGATTCAGATTCGAGTGAATAATATATATCCAAAAACCCATACAGATATGCCCGAAAGACAAAACTATAATCAAACGCCAGTAACAATGGAGGTGAAATCAATGTTAATAGAAGGCACAATCGTACGAGACTGTGTTACAAGAAATCTTCCCAGTTCTTTGGGTGCACCAATCGACAAACTTCACGCAGGAGATAAAATCCGCATTAATGGAGTCGAAAGAAGACCTGAAGGAACTTGGTATTACGTGGGTTCAAGCGGTTGGTTAAAAGCCAGAGATTTTGAAATCGACCGAGATATAGAGTTCTTGGTAAAAGCTAAGAAAATGAAGTTGCTGGATTTGAAACAATTCGCCAGCGGTGGTCTTGGAGGATTGACATCTATAACCGATAATAGTTTGAGTATTGGTCAAGTTGCAGGTATCGCGCTAACAACCGGTGGTGGATGTTTTGGTCAGCCGGGTTCAGTCGGTGGCCTCGGAAGTATTGGTGGTATTACTGGAGAAACTAAAATCGGTAGCATTGCTTCCAGTTTCGGAATCGATGTGGGTGGTGGAGTTCTCGGTAAAACACTTAACGATAGCACAATAGATTCTCTATTTGATGGTTCTATACTCGAAAATCTTCTTGATAATGCAATAGATGCGTTATTCGGTTCATTTTTCAGTAGACTGAAGTTCGTCGTCGGATTTGATATTGAAGCACTTCTCGGACAACTTTATGGCGCATGGGATATGGGTTCATTTGAAGACGTTCTTGCAGCTATTGAAAAATATGGATTGGCTGGAATATGGACCGGTACTTTCTTTGGTGAATTAGTAAACCCATTGACTTGGATTGGAAGTACCTGGAATACCAATAATTCAAATAGCAATTTTTTGACCGGAAGTGTCTGGAATACCAATAATTCAAATAGCTTTTTTTGGACCGGAAGTTTCAGATCTTCGTACATCGCTTCAGTGAATTATTTCAACTATCTCGGTTGTGCTAATGGTGAAGTTGTTAAAAACAACGCTGTAGGTAGAGCAATGTTTGAAGACAAAGATGTATTTGGTAGAACCATCAAAATGCGGTCGTTTTCATACGATTCATTCAGAGAGCAAGCTGGGGCTTATTACTATACCGATGCTCAAAATCTCGATTTTTCTACTCCATTACTAAAGAATGATAATCGAGAAGACCTCGATTACAGCACTCCGCTATTAACCAACGAAGAAAGAGAAAACATAGATTATCGTACACCAGTATTGAATTCGCATCAAATTCCGGAAGAGGTCAAATTCAACACGGATTTGTATGAAAATATCTACGATGACTTCAAAGAATCTATCAATAAAGTCAAAACGAATCTCGACCTCAATATTGAGAGAATAGACTGGTTTATCAATTTCAACCGTTATAGAAAGACTCATCCGGATTATCATCTCGTGGGTTCACAAGGTCATGTCTTTATGACACGACCTGCTTTAAACTTGTTCGAGGGAAATTCTACCAGTGAAGTTAGTAAAGGTATTGCTTCAAGTAGTGATGCTGCTTTCTTTGCAGAAGCTATTAAGCGTCACAGCACAATAGCTAAATCTCTCACTCCAGCTTTATCAGGCAATCATGATTTCATTCCGATTATACACAATACGGCTAGGTCAATCGATATACAAGACACCAGTATTGACACGAAGGAACATGGTGAAACATTTACAAAGTGGAAGATAATGTATGCTAAAGATGCAATCAAATCTCTCACGTCAGGAAATTTCAGTATCAGTTATGTAGATGACAATCATCTGTCAATTTCTTTTCTTCACTTGATTTGGTTATACTACATGAATGGCGTGTCACGTGGAGAGTATGGACCTGTAGATCAATGTATCAAAGACGGAGTATTAGATTATGCAGCTTCATGCTACTACATTCTCACCGATATGACTGGTGAAGACATAATCTTCTGGTCGAAATATTGGGGAGTTTTCCCTACCAATTATCCTTCAAGCTCATTTAGTCTCAAAGATTCAGATATGGTAAAAACTCCGGATATTTCAATTCAATATGCTTACTCATTTAAACGAGATATGGATCCGCTTATATTGGCAGAATTCAATCGAAACTCTCAAGCGGGAAGAGATTTCTCTTATATACCGATTCATCTTAAGGGAGCAGAAGGTCCTTACGGAACTATGGTAGGTCCTCCATTTATCGAGTATTATACCGGACAAGATGGAGCAGCTACATATAAGCTTAGATTTCGTAAACCTCCCGAGAATGATATGGGCGGTATATTCTCATCATTAGGGAAAACTAACTTGTTACAGACAGGATTGGCTGTAGCTTCATCATTTATATAAAGGCAGGTGAATAAATTGGCTACTAAGAATTACACCAGTCTGTATAGAATCAAAGAATTTCTTACTTCAGAAATCGCTCCGAAATACTTAGCTGCGGATGAAATCAATATAGCTCAAATAGGTCTGTTTGGTTACATAACCGAAACACTTAGTATACTTGGAGAAGATGGACTCAATAGCACATCTATTGTATTCAAAGAGTGCTTTGCTAACGCTGCAGAGAATATTGAATCGCTGTACCTTATGGCAGCTATATATCAACTCGATAGTTATTTCGCGAATGCGGCTTCAATGCCATTTATAGTGATTCTGAACGAAGAAGATATTCTTGAAAATGGCACTTACGTAAATGGAATGATTACATTCCACATCGATAAGAATACTCAATTCGTTATAGACGATATGAAATTCAGTCTGGAATATGATATTTTGATTACGTCAAAGAACACGAAAGATGGTTATATCCATACAGCTCAATACATGATGGATGAAAAATTGTCATTTTCCACAATCAAGAATCAATACATTAGAACGAAAGTTCAGATGTATAATAGAGAAAACTTCGTTGCGTTATTAGTTGAATTACGTCAAATGGAATCTAGAGAATACGAAGAGGTAATTACCTCAAACGACAAAATCAATTTCTGTTCGTTCGACTTTGATCTTGGAGAAGATGTTTTAGTCGCAGGATTTGAAGCATTCTATCAAGCTCCGAGTGCTACAGCAAATGAAGTTCAAATGATTAAGAAAATGGAGAATACTCCGAAAGAATCTGACCCGTTCTGTTTTTACACAATGCCGGATGAAGGAACTCTGAGAATATCTTTCTCTAACGATGAGAGATTCTTCATGCCAGAATTTAACTCTACTATTAGAGTAGTCATCTATACTACTGATGGTGCTAAAGGAAACTTCAGGTCATACACCGGTGATAATATCAATATCATCACAACGGCACAAAAATATGCAGAAAATAACGGATTGATTCTTTTTGGACAATGTGCGGGTGATAGCCGCGGAGGAAAAAATTCTCCAACTATGGAAGAATTCCGCGATATGGTTGTGACAGCTCAATCAACAGTCTTGTCTTATACAACCGATAACGACTTAGCGTTATACTTCAAGAAAATGGTAGATGCTGGTAATACTCGAATTATGTTTATGAAACGAAGAGACGACTCATTGATTCGTTTATTTAACGCGTTTACATTATTGACAGATGCTAATAACGTTGTATTACCCACCAACACATGTGAATTGATGATTAATGAGGACGGAATTGATAAATACTATCCTGAAACATATCGGTGCGTAATTAAAGCCGGCAAAATATACCGGTACTCCGATATATTCAAAGGAAGTCTCGAAATCGATAATAATCTCAGTATACACAATGATCTCGATGAATACGAAGATGATTTCATTTACACAAATCCATTTTTGATGATTTTCTCATCTCGTCCAGTTAATGTCGGAATGTATCTGAATTCAGTTGATGAAGTAGTACACATGGATACCGAGAATATAAACCAAAACTCATTTGTTCAGTTTATGGTCTCTGGATTATCGGTTTACCGCAATGCAATTCTCGGAGAAAACGAATATAAGTTCACGATAAATTTGTTACCTACTACAACCGATCTTGAAACATGTGTTACTGAAGTCAAAGATGATACGAGAGTCACTAGTTCCATGCGAGTTATTACCAATGAATGGGATGGTAAGCAATATATCGACCATCATCGTATCGGAGTAATCATGGTATTCACTGACAAAGGAACTGAAACCTGCTATATTGAATTTGAACTGAAAGGATTTACTAATCAATATTATATCTTCGAAGGTTCAATCAAAACAGACGATTTCGTTAGTTCAAATAACAAGATGCGAGTTCTTAATTCTGTCAAACACATAGTAACCAATGAAGACTTGGATGAAAAATACATTCCGAGTAGCAATCTCACTGTGAACCTGTATACATTCTACCAATATGACTCACAAGAAAACGAAGACCACAAATATTCTTCCAGAGGAATCATGAAAAGATACACGTTAACCAATAAATACACAAGCGACACCAATAAGATGGATTTGATTAAACCGCTTAATATGATTCGATCCAATCTCTCATACAATCAATTCATCAATCTTAAAGATGAAAGCGATTACAATTATCGTGTATCTTCGGTTCCTATGATTAAAGCGAATTACGTTAAAGATCCAGATACGTTCAAAACTTTCATCTCCAATATCACTTCGATATATGAATACCTTAACGCGGAGATAGATAAGCTCACGAATAACTTCTCTATAGACATCAAGTTCTACAATACTTATGGAAAATCCAGACATTACGCTGTTGATGCCTCCGCAAATGAACTTGGAGCTTTAGAACTCAGAAATGCTTCATATATCAATCCAAACGAAGATGATGAAGATGGAGTTGGTAAAGTATTCGTCGATCCAAATAAGACATTCGAGTTCGAAGAAATCGATGACAAACGCGTGTATCTTGACAATATCAATGTTCGTCTTAGATTTGCTATCAAACCATACTATACAACCGATATCGAAAATCTCTTAAAAGACATCAAAGAATACATCTTGAATTATCTCAGAAATGGATTCGATAACTTCGGTAATAACAGTTATTACAATTCCAATCTTATGAGGAGTTTAGAGAACGATTTTCGTGATAAAATCGAGTATATCATCTTCAAAGGAATCAATGATTATCCTTTGGAAATTCAGAAACTCGAACCGATTGTCAATAACGAGAATATTCAAGAATACTACGATACGATGCTTGATTATGTACCGGAATATATCAATATCTATTACAAGATAACTGAAGGTAAGTCAGAACCAATGATAGAGATAGACGTACTCTGAGGACAAAGCTGTAAAAACATGAAGGAGTGATATAAGATGGCTTTAAAACATTTCGTTACTCCCTTCCGTACAGGTAACTCTAATATTAGACGACCTGATGCTGCTGATGTATCTAAAAGAAACAAAGATCACCAACGCATCAAAAAAGCGATAGCGTTTGAAAATTTTTACGACGATATTAGAGATGCTTCATATGCGGAAAATGAACGGAAGGATTTCCATCGAAGAGCCAACCTCGTTCCATTTGTGGTACGCAATTTGGTAAATGAAGCTTATACATTATTCCCAGAACTTATCTTCAGGGAATATTTCACTAAACTCGTAACTGAATCTCTCAGACCTACACCTGACGAATTTGGTAAACCTAAAGGGATTTGGGATAAAGAACTTGTCGAAGAATGTTCTAATGGTATACGTTATATGTGCCATAGCTACATCAAATCTCTCGGAGGTTTACAATATCTCAAAGAAACTGCACAAGCCACAGGTTCCGAATATCTCAAAAAACTGTACGATATGTGTATGGAATCTGGTAAGAAAGTTGCGTCCAAAAAGAAAGTTAAACTTGAGAAAGAAACCAATCCTGCTAATGTAGAAGAAACCAAACTCGATTTGTCCATTGACACAGAAGATGAAGAAATGATTGATAAGAACATTTCGTCTATGAATGTCGAAGATATTTCCGAGTTGGTAAAGGATAAAGTTCTCGAAGTTGTTAAAGACGAAGAACTTTCTCATGAAAAAGACCAAGCATTCCAAACTGCATTGAAGGAAGAAATAAAATCAGCGAAAGCTAAACAGGAAATTCCAGAAGAACTTCCCAGGACTATCAATAATGGTGATGCTGATACTTCATCGACATCAGATTCCGGTGCTGCGGCTGCCGACTCAGGAGCTACTGCCACTAAAGATGAAGCCAATGGTGGAGAAGCCAAACCGGATAAAACTGACAAAGAAGATAGTTCAGATACTGCTGATAATAAAGATGACGACAAAGATAAAGAGGTCAAAGAAAATGCTCAACGTTTCGGTGTCATGCAGAAATGGGCAATGAATGGAAGAATTGAACTTCAAAGTTCTTTGCTCAAAAGCCTTACAATGCGCTGTTACCAAAGTGCGGTCAAAGAAGGAGCTGGAGCAATTGCAGGTGCGGCAGCAATCCGTAACCAAACTAATGCGGAACGTAGAATTATTCCGTCTGCTGCTCTGAATATCTATGACTCTTTCCTTACAGGCGAAAACGAAGATCTCAGTTACATTGACTTTGCGAGAAACAGTGCTAAACCTGCAATAGCTTCAACATCGACTACAAACATCGATTCAGAGGAAGTTCTCGAACAAGCATTTGCTGAAGCACTTGGTATGTTTACCGCACTCGAATGCGCCTACAGCATTAAATTGATTACTCCAACTGAAAGCGATATTAAACGTGCGATTATGTACAACGCCTCTAAAAATGATTAAGACGTTCATAGGGTGTACCTGATTCATTTCAGGTACACCCTATTTTCAACAAATAAAGTTCACTGTGCATTTTTGTTTATATCTCCTGATTCTAACTCTGCGTCGCTTATCAGTCTTTCCGAATGTTTGCAAACTTATTCTATCGATTCGTTCCTTAACTTCTTCAAACTGACTATCGCCACTTACCTTAAACGTAATATACCATTCATCCTTCTGCGCAGATGGCTCACAACCCTCTTCTTCCAACATCTCAAATATCTTATCGAAGAAGGTATTATAAACATTCAGATACAATTCAGAATTCACCTCCTTTTAATCAATTCAAGAACAGTGTCGAGTTCGGTTTCAAATCTATTCTGAATCGATTCGTTATATTGCCGAGATGATTGTATTCTCTTTCTATTGAAAGTACAGTCGTATGCTTCAGCGTAACTAACTTCCATCTCAATTCTCGGCTTAATGGAGTAACACTTCACAGATTTTCCACTCCAAATTAAACTATCGTTAATTAGAAGGTTATTCTGTATCATATCGCAGTATGTTTTAGCCAAATTATCCCAATCTGGGATCGAAAGAGCGTGAACTAAACCTAACTCAGCAAAGTATTTCTCAAACCTATTCATTGATGACGGAGTGGGAAGAAAACTGACAATCTTTATCTTCGTTGCAGTTGTAATAGTTGGCAATCCACCAACAGCATCGACTATCTCACGAAAGAGTTGCTGATTTTCTTTAGCGCCCTTCACATAGAACGAATGAAACTTCTTAGAATATCTGGGTCTCGGACACGCTTCCGGAGTTAGATAAAGTGTAAACTTGTAAGTGTTATAAGAGATCGACTTTAACAGACGATACATTTTATCTATGAAACTGAAATCGTCTCTCTTGAAATTCAGTGACTTCAAAAGATAATTCACACGTTCATCTTCTTCTGACGGGATATTTCCAAAACGAGAATTGTATTCTTCTTGCTTTTTCAAACTTTTCCACCACCAAAATTACCAAGTATACTTGCTAACTTATTGATACCAGCCTGTCTGGCTCCCTCGTAAGTTGAATCAATATAATCTGTGGGCATGTTTTTAAGTAATGATGTAAGCATATCGTACTTCTTTCTCATTTCTGAAGTCTTCATGTTTAACCCACATGATACAGACATGTATTCCATAAGGGATTGATTCAATGCAAACTTATAAGCAGACTTGAAATTATCAATCTTAGATATTGGTAATGCGGAGTATAAGTCCTTAAAGCTCAGATTTATCGTAATCTCTGAAGGAAACCCGTTAACATTCCATCCGCCTTTCTGAATTTCACAAGAATCAATTATTCCCATCTCACATGAAAACCATTTATTGATATGAGCCTTTATCAGGAAAGGAGCACTATATGCATTCACAGACGCCTGTCTTGGAAGAGTGAATGCTAGAATGTGAAACATCGGAACCAATGTATTCAAATAGATAGCTTCAGTAGTTCCATAAGGACTAACAAGTTTAATCTCAGCTCGATAACTTTGATTGCGTTCAGAACTATGCCAAATTTCAGGGAATATAATATTCGCTCCACTTAAGATTGTTTGAGCGTCCATTATAAGACGAGAAAACAAATTATCTTTACCCCCAGATAAACGTTCCATATCTTTTCTAACAGAACCAGCTATATTAGCCATAGATTCAGTTAAAACGGAAGAATCCAACGCATTAGCTCCCATTGCAAAAACTATCTCCTTTAGCATATCGGAACCTTTATTCAAAGCATTAGCAAATGCAGATTGTTCTGTGCGGTTACTGAAAGATTCGGAATAAGAAGTGGAAGGAGTAACGTAGAAGTCGACATAATACCGAGCAGTGCTGATCTTTTCCATAAATTGAGGGTCTTCTAGCCAAGAACCTTTATCACCATTCTTAAATGCTTCGCTCATTTCATCATATTCTCGCCCAATATCATCAACCTTTGATTTAATAGCTCCACCAATTTTTCCGAGAGTTTCACTACCGGGTAATCCATCAACCATTGTACCTTCTAATACATTTTCTGTACGCTTAGTTTGTCCATCTGGCAGAGTCCAATTTGACCAATTATACTCCTTATATGGGATAGTAGTTCCAGGAACAAGCTGTTCTCCAATTCCCATAAACAACGCTGCTCCTCTACATAATAAGTTGACATATTTGATATATTCCACATAATCGACATCAGTAGAGAAGTATTTTGTTTCAACATCATCAATCACTTCTTGTCCCAAAGCTTTCATCAAATCAGTTGTTGATTCAGATACCATATCGTAAATGGCTTTGGTTATTTGAGTCTGTTGATCTGTGCTAAGACCAGGAAGATAATTTGGTTTACACGGCATTATAGAAAGTATAGGAGCCTCTCTCAAGATATTTGACGTATACATTCTACCAACTCCAGTATTAGGAGATTCAGGATCTCCTTTAATATCGGTAGTTCCGAGAAACTGATATGGAGTGGCAAAAATTCGTCTTTTCATAATCATTTCCGTCGATTCACTCGCACCAAAAGATTGGTTCAAGAAATTATCTAGAGCATTACCTATTCCTCCACCAGCATTTGTAATTATTCCTCCAAGCGGATTAGAAGAAATACTGTTGTCCTGTGTGCTCACAATACGCATTCTATTTGTCTTTTTTCCAGCACTTTTTTTTGAGTTTTCGTCCGGATGTGACACACCAACATCACAAAATTTGCTGCAAATGTAACATCCCTCTTTTATCTTATACCAGTTGACTCCAGAAACGTCCTTCTCTACACCAATGACATCAATGGTTTCCCAAGCTTTACACGTTCCAACGTAATCAAATGTAGTTCCTGGTCCACTTCTGGCGTTAATCTTTGATCTGGTAGTTATCTTAAATTTGGTTTCCATTTTTCAAACCTCCTTTAGAAGTGTGTCATTAGCAGTCATTTTCGAACCGATATTAACGCGGTTAAAAAGGTAGTGAGTAGAAAAATTACTCACTACCTTTAGTTTCGCGTTAACCTGCACGTCGTCTAAATTCTCCACCAGCAGCTATCTTTTCTTGGAGTTTGTGTTCAGGACTACTTTCGAGTGAAGTCATAGAACGACGTGTTTCATCGGAAAGTCTATCATTATCCCATCTTTGACGACCAAGATATGGTTGTCTAGGATAATCATTCGGATTCTTTGTGCTACCACCTCGTTCAAAGATTACCGCGTTTGTATCTCTACCAGCCTGACTGAGAGATTCAAATCCTTTATCAATTCCAGAGGTATTATTAGCGATTGCTTGCAACAGTTCAACCATACGATTCCACATCTGTTGACTTTGTGTCTCTTCCTTCTTTTCCGTGAGTTCTTTTATCTCTTTCAAAACGGAACCAGTTTTAGATTCTTCGTTAACACGCGTTTCTATAGTCGGAGGTTTAATGTCTGTAGATTTACTAACAGGTGATGTTTCTGGAGTTAATGGAACTTGATGTTGAAGTTTAGTAATATCAAGTCCATGCTCGTATTTCATCCATCTTTCTACTGAAGTCATTGGTTCACTTCCGCTACTCCAAATACTAGAATCTGTCGTATAATGCGCCCATGTTCTAATTGGGTTATATTCACGGAATCCGAGCATTTGTTGTTGCTCAACGGTGAGCGGAGTATCATCAGACGGAATCTTATCGAAACCGATTGATTTAGCAACATCTTCAAGAGAACCTTCACCTCTGACATAAGCTTTAGCTTCATCGGTTACTTTGTCAATATCATTGAAATACTCGCCTCCTTGGAACGTAGAGATATTTGCTTGCGTTACACCTTTAACAACAGTAGGTGTAGTTAAATCCACAATTCTCTTAGGAGGAGCAACATCGTTCGGCTTAACCTCTTCCGCTTTCTTCAACCAATAACCTCTACTATGATGGAAGAAATCTCCCTTCTCAGGAGCCTTGGAAGCTTTGTCCATGTAATACTCGTAAGTACCTTTCTTGAACTTTTTGGGTTTACCGTCTTGACTTTCAGCGGGTTGTCCAGGTTTTTCTCCAATCTGTGAAGTATTGCCACTAATCGGTTTATCAGGTTTCTCGCTCTGCTTTAACGGTTCTTTCATAAGTTCTTCCAAAGTTTTACCTTCGGGAGTCTTACCACCCAATTCAAGATATTTTTGGATTTGCAAATATTGTTTCTTGTACTTATTCGGGTCGTTATAATCGGTAATCTTCAGTTCATCCGGAATGTTGATTCCTTTGACGTTTTGAAGTTCATCGAACTCGATGTTTAGATTCTTGACTACAGCATCGATGTCTTCTTGGGTTGCAGTGTCGCCTTGTAACTTGTCAAGACCGTACCGTTTAAGAATGTCTTCTTTTGTGGCGAATTGTGGTGTTTCTACTACGGTTCCTGGTTTATCCTGAGTCCTTGGTTTTTGAATCTTGGTATAAGACGGTTTTACTTCTTTCTTGGGTTCGGCAATCGGCTTAGGTTTCTCCTGAGATTTAGAAGTTTCAACCTTAGCGGGATGACCGGGTTTTTCGTGTGATTTCTTTTCCTTCTCCTCTTTAATCAATTCATCGAGAGTTTTACCGTCAGGGTTCTTTCCTCCAAGATCAAAATAGAGTTGAAGTTGTTTGAATTGTTTCTTGTACTTATCGGGGTCATTGAAATCATTTATCTTCAATTCATCAGGGATATTGATTCCTTTGACGTTAAGCTTATCATCGAACTCGATGTTGAGATTCTTGACTACAGCATCGATGTCTTCTTGGGTTGCATTCTCAGTAAGTTTGTCAATTCCATATCGACTGAGAATTTCAGCTTTAATCGCAGCGTCGGAAGATGATGCTAATTTACCAGCTTCTTCATCTTTAAGTTCCTTCGGCTTAACCTCTTCCGCTTTCTTCAACCAATAATCCTTGCTATGTTTGAACAAACCTGGTCCGCCAGCCCTGGAAGCTTTATCCATGTAATACTCGTAAGTACCTTTCTTGGGTTTGGGAACCTTTGCCTTCTCCGGTTTCGATGCTGGAGCCCCAGGTTTTTCTTCAGTTTTCGGTTTCTCGTTCTCGCTAACAAGCTGAGGAGGAGGCGTGTTGTCAAGTTTCTGAGTCTCACACCAAACTTCAACAGGAGTTTTGCCATCTCTCCAAAAATCAACATCGACCAAGAAATGTTGAACTGTACGATTTCTGTTGAATTCACGGAATCCAAGTTTTTGCTGTTGCTCAACGGTGAGAAGCGTGTCTGTACTCGGAATTTTATCGAATCCGATTGCTTTGAATACTGACGCAATATCACCTTTTCCAGTGATGTACGCTTTGATTTCTGGGCAAACCTTGGTGACATCGTTGTAGTATTCTCCACCTTTGAAAGTGGTTATACTGGCTTGCTTAATTCCGTTAACATAAGTATCAGCGATTGCTCCTGGTTTTAACTCTTCCTTTGGCTTAACCTCTTCCGCTTTCTTCAACCAATAACCTCTACTATGATGGAAGAAATCTCCCTTCTCAGGAGCCTTGGAAGCTTTGTCCATGTAATACTCGTAAGTACCTTTCTTGGGTTTGGGAGTCTTTGCCTTCGCCGGTTGCGATGCTGGAGCCCCAGGTTTTTCTTCAGTTTTCGGTTTCTCGTTCTCGCTAACAAGCTGAGGAGGAGGCGTGTTGTCAAGTTTCTGAGTCTCACACCAAACTTCAACAGGAGTTTTGCCATCTCTCCAAAAATCAACATCGACCAAGAAATGTTGAACTGTACGATTTCTGTTGAATTCACGGAATCCAAGTTTTTGCTGTTGCTCAACGGTGAGCGGAGTATCAACAGACGGAATTTTATCGAATCCGATTGCTTTGAATACTGACGCAATATCGCCTTTTCCGGTAATATATGCTTTGATTTCTGGGCAAACCTTGGTAACATCGTTGTAGTATTCTCCACCTTTGAAAGTGGTTATACTGGCTTGCTTAATTCCGTTAACATAAGTATCAGCGATTGCTCCTGGTTTTAACTCTTCCTTTGGCTTAACCTCTTCCGCTTTCTTC